CAATTTCCTCCTTAATTATCTCCCTGCACAAATTCCTTATCATAGAGTAATCACCATGTCTTTGTATCTCGTTGGAAACCATACAACGAACCCACCTCTCTATATCAACGTCGTTTCCGTAGGTATTATGAAAGATACGTTTGACTTCTTCTTTCACGATTGGAATCATAATTTCCTTTATATCCTCTTTAGTCAACTTTAATTCGTTGTGGATATAATTCTTCACTTCTCTATATCTATATTTACTCATGGCACTTATTTACAAGTCTACATAAAATGTATTCTTGATGGTGTTTCCACTACACCTCTATCAGCTATTTGCCAAAGGCGTTCACCGACTACTTTTCTTAAAATTCCTATCGCTCCGTTTAGGTCAGCGTTTATCAGTTTGCCCGATGCGCTACGGAATAGACCTCTCTTTATGCGCTTTCCTATATAGTTCTCGTGGTGGCACATGGCTTCGTCAGAATAGTGGTCTGTCTTGGAAGTATAGCTCTCTTCCGTAACTGTGACCTTAATCCCGACTTCCTCGCACTTGTACTGTATCATGGAGATTAGCTTCTCAAAAGGAATGCTCACAAAGTTCTGATTGTTTACCTTTCCCATATTACAGTTCTGCTTCCAATCCTTATTGTTCCCTATCACAATATTTCCAATATGGTTATCCTTACAATAGTTGACTATGAATCTTGAAGCTTTGTGCATATAGTCGTGTATTTTACAGTTCCTCTTTAGAGTTAACCGTCCGATACGTCTACTCATTCCCCGACTACCTATCAAACTCATTAGGAAAGCCCTACGCTTATTAAAGAATTGGTTCATGGACTTTAGCGGTCTGCCGTTAATGACAAAACAACGTTTGCGTTGTGGGTCAAATGATGTGGCAAGATTGTCAAGTCCTAAGTCAATACTTAAATAAGCCGTATCGTCTAATTCAATGGCTTCTTCTTTCTCTTTTTCATAAACTACTTCTATTATGTGGCAACTGCACTGCGGGATTATCCTCACTTGGCACAAGTTATCCACTTTGGTTCTTATTGGTTCTATCCCGGCACGTTTCGGGAAATGGATATATCCGTCCTTCAACTTACACTGCTGATTGGTAAATACCACAATGTTGCGTCCTCTCGTTTTATGCTTGTACTTGGGAAGCTTGGGACGGGCTTTCAGTTTGTCCTTCACCTTGCAAAGTTTAAAAAATCCCTTCCAGTTCTTGAAAAGTATCTTTATAATCTGCTGGCTCGTCTGTGCAAGCAAGGCTATATAGTCCGCTTGTTTATCTTTAGCGAGCATGGTAGTAACTTCATATTCGGACAAAAACTTCTTGCTCTGCGTAAACTCTTGTCTAATAAGATAGTTTACGTAGTTGTACAAGTTCTTGGATAGGAAGCAAAGTTCATCCAACCGCTTATTGCCTATTGCTATATGTCGTTCTACTCGCTGCATGTACAAAGATAAGCATTTAAGTGTCAAGTCCTATATAATTGCCTTACTCATAATACTTAAACCTCCACTTTTGTATAATTACTAAATTTACAATAAAGATATTCACTTGAAAACCATCCTCCTAAATGGCTTTTATCATTGACATATTTACAATAGGTTTCCCATTTGTCCTTATGTATAATTTCATACATTACGTCTTTATATATGAACAAATCTCCTTCTTGCAAATTTGAAATCTTAATTGTTTTCATATTAACCCAATCCTCTTTAATCTTTTTCTAAAATTCTTTTCATTCAAAGCTTGTTCGTAATAGCAATCCGGCTCAATAGCTATTTTAGTTTTCATTATAGGTTTCCCGTTTAATCCAATTGAAACTTCTTTGGTAATAGAAGTTCTCTTTATCTCTTTCGTTTTCAGATTGAATGAAAATAAAATATGTCCCGGAACCCTCCTCTTCTTGTTCGTCAATTTATATTCATGCTGTTTCTTTTGAATATATTCTACCTGGTTTTTAGATAGATTACTTTTTATCAAATCGGGAACTATTTCCATATCAATCACCGTTTAAAACAAACAACAACTCTCTTGCTTTCCTATAGGTATCAAAACCTTTTACGTTCACCCATTCAGATGAAAGACGTTTGTCTTTTCTGACTTGTACGCAATACACGACTATCGGAATACAGCCGTTATACCTTATTTCTTTCACAATCCTATATCTTTCCATGTCAGATACAATTTCTCATAAAAATTTCCCTGTCAATCATACCGTTTTCCGATTCTTCTACCAAATCAAAAAACGTTACAGCACGACAAACATTTTCGTCTATCATTATACATACTCCATCACCGGGATAATATTCACACGAAACATTATCACTCCAATCTATATGCTTCTGTGCTTCTTTGACTATATCGTAACAATCAAGCATGTACTCTTGATATTTAATAGAAGCTCTCCTTGTTTTGTCAAATATATTTCCTCTCCTTATTTTGTCAAATATATTTCCTTTCATATTTTCAATCTCCTTTCTCATTAAAACATATTACTATTAGAAGGATTATACTTCTTATATTCCTCAAAAGCAAGCTCTAACATATCTTCTTCACTTATATGCTGCAAAACAATATCTTTCTCTGTATATACTCTACATTCCTCTCCTTTTAAATCCAACCATTTCCTTTTTCCGCACTCTCTTTGCTGTAGTTTAAATCTATACTTTGCCAGACGGTTCCATTCCATAAACAAACTACATGTCAGCTTGTATTCTACATCTTCCTTTTTAATAATCTTTTCTGTCATAACCCTTTATATTAAAAATAACCCTCCATCCACAACACAGCTTCTTCTATTGTTTCCACCTTTTTAAACTCCTTCGTGACACAACGCTGCATGTATTCACAGCATATGTTTTCTTCATCGTCAAAATAAATGTTGTACGCCCCGTTATCATCAGCCCCAGTACAAGCAATTTCAATCTCCAAAGCCTTCCTTACCTTTTCCGGTTCAATTGATAGATAGGCGAATACTTTTTCATCCTTTACACCTATCAATCCGCTAAGTTCTACAATATTGTTCATATTCGAGATAATATTTGTTTATGTCTAACCCGATTAAGAAAGGGAGTCTTAACGCTCCCTTATCAATCACACCACAAAGATAATATTTGTTTATGACATACGCAATAGCTTATTCCCAATAAAATTGCATATTTAACATTTCTTGTGTTTCCTTCTGAATAGGCTTATATCTCGTTTCCGTAGCTAAATCCCTCTCTGCCACTTTGTTATACTCTTCCAAAGCCTTTTCCTTGTCTATACTCCTTTCCACCCATATGCCTATCATCTGGTCCGGCTGCATATCCCCGATAGACACCGGGTTTTCCTCTGTAGCCTCGTAAAACTGGACTGTATAGGGTCTACTGTATATATTAGGTGTACTCCCCATATATCGGCTTCCGTCTTCACCTTCCGTCATTCCCACGGCACCCACCTTGAACGAACACACATTTGTTTCCGGGTTCTCGAACCATATCTTTACACCCTTTGCCACCTCCTGGCTGTCATTGTGCAGCACTATAGCCCGGTATTCGTTTCTCGCATTTCTTATCGTGTTTACACTCAATTCATCAAACAAATTACCGAACATGTCGTTAGGTATTGTCGTGGAAGATGCAAAGCCACCCAACGAATAAGAAACATTCTGCTGTTCTGCCATATATCCAGAACTTACTGTATATAATAGTCTCATTTTACCCTCCTTTCTTATTCTTTCGGTTTCGGCATGCCTGCTAAAGACCAATATTCCGTTTTTGCCGTATTGTCAATCGTGACTGTACCACCGTTGTTTCTCACCCTTGCTATGTAAAACTCGTTTACCGACTTGGTAGGCGGCTGTTCCAAAGTCACTTCCTGTGTCAGCCCCAACGTAAACCAATCATAGGTGTAAAGCCCTTCCATTTGTGCGTCCGTGAATACCTTTCCAAGAGGTACCGTTCCCAGTATCACGACTTGCAAATTTGTTTCCGCAACAAAATCGGATTCGGACGTTAATACAATATTCTTGTTATCTATTATATTGACTATCTCATATACACCATTATTTAGGGGCTGTGAACCGTCGTCCTTCAAAAACTTTATCGCTACCGGGGTTTTCCCTGCCTGTCCTCTCACCTTACCGGAAAAATCCACGGTTCCGGTCACTACACCCTTCTGGTTGATACTCACATATCCGTTTTCGTAATTCTTTGTCGAATACCCGATTTTTAGCCAGTAATACACGCTGTCTGCCGGGATGGCAAAGTTATCGTATATGTTGACAATATTTATTACTTGCCCCAATGAGTTTACCGCCATACCCGGCAATATCCTTACCGTTCCTCCCTGTGTTCCCTGCTGCACCTCGAACGCCTTGTTGTCTATAAAGGTGTCCACAGTCTCAAAGTCGGACTTGAATTTTGTAGGGTTGTTTGTCACTATGCCGAATGTATAACTTCCGGCAATAAGAATCTTTCCAAGCAAAGAGTTCTGTAGGAAAGACTGCATATTCATCACTTCTTCTTTTTCTAAAAAAGTGTTTCTGTTAACATTTATCTGCGCCATATATTTATAAATTTTTATTTACAAAATTAGAACCATTCTGGATAATTTCTGTTGAAATCTGCGTAATTATACATCCTTGTACATCCTCTGAAACATCCGCTTTTAGGGAGACTGTCAACATCCGGAAAACCGAATTGATACGGTTGGAATAGTTTTTCAAAATAGAAGAACAAAGGCATATAAGCTGCTGGTAATTTTACTCCGGCCACTATACATTCCCATCTCGGTTGAGACGTCATATTTGAGCAACCGCTGAATGCGTCTGTGCAACTATTCATATGTTTTAGTACCCCCGATTCTATATAACTATTATCTGTTCCGGTAGGTCCAGGTTTATTTACAGTCACATCACCGAAAGCATATTCGGTTGTCGACAAATTAGAACAATTCTCAAACATACTATTAATATTTACCGTCACCGAATGTTCGGGCGGTGTGATAGGATTGCCCTGCGAACCTGCCGTCCTCAGATTCCTGCAACCACTGAAGCAATATGTGTAAGAACTACATTGCGAAGAATCAGAAAACAAGGATGATGTTATAGTAGTCAAACCACTATTCCGAAACATACCGGACGCATTTCTAATATCGGGGATTGTCACACCACTTACATTCAGCAAGCTTGTACAGCCGTAAAACATTTCGTTACATTGTGTACCTCCATTCGTCGTGTAATTGAATGCACCAGAGCTTATGCTTGACAGATTGGTACATTTATAAAACGCCTGTCCCAAAAACAATTCACCCACGGTCCCGGAAAACATGTTGCTCGGTAATGACGATACGCCCGAAGCATTACAAAAACCGTATGCGTTTATTGTCTCTCCCGAAACATATCTGAACGTTATTCTGCATGGTGATTGCAAATTAGAACAATCGGAAAACATATATATACATGTTTTTATATTCGTCGCTCCAATATCATTACTTATACTTGACATACTGCTACATCCGGCAAACATATAATTCAAAGACGTTCCATTACTTGACGTCCTTAACTGTCCGCTTACGGAAGAAATATTTTTACATCCATAAAAACAACTGGAGTAATCATTTATCAAGTTCCCTGCAAGCACACTCGACAAGTTCACTGAACCACTCAGCCCACTATCTCTATATGTGCTAACAAATGTACCGCTTGTTATAAAATCAAACAATCCTGCTGGAACGCTTCTCAAACTGCTGCATCCATAAAAGAACGAATCTGCCGAACCGCTCATAAGGCTTGTGGTCCAACTTACAACCGATTCAAGACTACTGCAATCCTGGAAAGCTCCCTTTCCCCATGACGTTCTCACATCCTCAGTAAACCACTTGATTACTTTTGTCAAACAATTCTGAAAACTTGAAAATCCGTCTGCACTCCACGATAAATTGGCCGACATTCCGTTAAAGTCAAACAATATTATCTTTGTTCCTCCGGAACTATAGGTGTGCGAACTTGTTCCTAATGTCTGGTCTCCATCTCCCCATTTCACACGCAAATTGTTAAGTCCAGTAGAGGAAGTGTTAAGTACGGGCAGCACTATGTTCGTACCGTTTGACACCCTTACTTCCAGTACCGCACCGTCTTCCATTATTATGTCAATCGTCTTGCTGAACTCTTCCGGTCCTACTGTGTAACTTCCGCTCTCCGTAAAGTAATTCTGACTTGTTGCCACCCATGCATAAGTATCGTTACACGGAACCATCCATGATACGGTACCGTTCGAGCTTGTCACACCCGAACTTATATTGTCTTCCACTGTCACACCCGAAATAGGAGAACCGCTCTTTGTACGTACGTTATATGTAACCTGGCATTTGTTGCGCGTCATTACGACGTTAACATATTCGTCGCTATTGCTTATGCTTACAGAACCGTTCTGGCTCTGATATCCGGCTTTTGACGCCTGCCAGCTTAATGTCTGGGGCGGCACGTATGTTCCGAATACCGCACGCCCGGCTCCATCCGTGTTCTTTACCGTACCTCCGCATACAATACGCACTCCTCTTATGGATATCCCTTTCTCGTCCACCACGTCGAAAATAACTTTATAGGTATTTACACCAAGAACTATCGTTGCGTTTGTATCATATTCCCCTACCGATACAAACGTACTGTTCTCGTTATATTGGGGAAGCTTGCTTGCCGTGGCCGTACCGGAACTTCCTGCCTCCACATTGAAGGTCGTATATCCTTGTCCATCGGAATATTGCGTCATTCCGTTAAACGTCACCTGTGCCCCACTTATGCCTATATTGCTGCCGTTGACAACCTGTATTCTCACATTCACCCTCTTTACGGTAAAATTGATAGGAACACGGGTGTCCGAATTGTACACGGTAAACGAATTCACCACGTCATAACAATAAGGATATTTTGCCACATAATCGTATGTACCCGAAAACAATTGCGTAGATACCAACCCTAATTCGTTCGTTGTCAACTTTTCGCTTTGTCCTACAATCTCGATTGTCGCCCCAGAAGCCTGCGCACTTCCTATAGTCGCCTGGAACGTCACGTTAAACGGCACGGACGCCTTTTCTGCCATCTTTATAGTATAGGCATTGTCTCCTGCCGTTATGTTCACATTCCCCTTTGCCGGGTTATAGTCCTGGTGAGACGCGCTCCACTCCCACACACCAAGTTCAAGCGTCCAGCTTGCCGCGATACCGTTGTTGTTGGAATATCTCGTTTCCCCGTTTATCGTCACTACCGCATTACTAATAGGGTCGTTCGTTTCCACATCCAATACCGTTACCGTCAGTTTTCCGGTCTGCTTAACAAGGTCTACCGTTATGGCTAAAGGCTGGTTTATCAATACTGCCGTTCCTGTTCTCGGCTCATACCCCGTCTTTGTCACATTCCACGGATAACTGCCCGGCACACGGTTAAAGACTGCGTTTCCGCTCGCGTCCGTATTGACCGTTTGTTCATCCTCCCCTACACCAAGCACTACGGGCTGGTTCTTGACGGGCTGTCCGCTCATTCTCACGGTAAATATGATGTCGTAGGTAACGAGCTTTAATTGTACATCCACTCTCTTGTTCTCTCCGTTCACCGTCACAACACCTTGTTTCGTATAATATCCTTCCTTCTGTACGGTCCAGTTATAACCGCCCGATATACGGACAAATTGCGCCTGCCCTCCACTCGTACTTATTGATTCCGTACCTACAGTAACCAAAGCATCGTCAAGCGGTGTATTGTTATCGTCCGTAACATAAAAATCAATCAGATAGCCTATCTGCACCAAGTCAACTTCTACCGTCACGTCCTTATCCACGACTTCCACCGTTCCTTCCTGCCCGTTAAATTCCGTCTTTGACACCTTCCAGGCATAAGAACCTGCCACCTCTACAAATGTCACAACCCCGTTTCTTTCCGTCTGTAGGGTTGTGCCGTTAAAAGTAACATCCGCTTTCGCTACGGGCAACCCGTTGCTTCTCACGACAAAGTTTATGTTGTATTTCGGTATGGGATTGAACTGTATGTCTATAACCGCGTTTCCGTATATGGTAAAATCCTTTTCCACGGTTATATATCCTTCTTTCACGACCTTATAATGATACGTTCCTGCCGGATATATAAACCCGGTTGCAAGTCCCTGCGCATTCGAGCTTCCAGTCTGGTTAGGAATATCTTCACCCGTCACTAATACAGATGCACCCGATACTGGCTCCACACCGTCCCTTATACGGAAAGTCACGTTATAGTAAGGTATCTTTTCCATCTCTATTTCGATATTGGTAGAATCCACTATTTCGGCATTTCTTCTCACCGTATAATAGTCTTCATATTCTGCCACATATTCATATATACCGGGAAATACCTCAAATGTCACTATACCGTTGCTTCCGGTATATTGAACCTTTCCTGCAAAGGACACTTTCACATTCTGCATCCAGTCTTTTGTCTCCTTGTCGCGCACAAAGAACGTAACCACCCGTTCATAGGCGGCACCCATTAACTGTACATATTCTACAGCATCCTTGTCCACTAATAAGGAGTTTTCCACGTTTTCAAAGTTTTCGGCTTCCACCTCATAATACCATTGTCCGCGCGGTAACGTTATCTTTGCTTCACCGTTCACGTCCGTTACAAGCTCTTCCCTGTTTATCGTAATCCTTGCATTGGGTATGTACTTGTTTCGGTTTGAAAACACCTTGAACAATATCTGATATTCTTCCTCTCCTACATAAGGGCGTATCAATTCACTGCCGAATATGTTCTTATATCCAACAAGGTAATTTTTTAAGAAAGTCTCTACAGTAAATTGTCTCTGATATGCGTTGTTCTTGTAATAGGCGGCTATAATATCACGCTCACCCAAATATCCTTGTGAAAACGGCAGATATAAGGGTTTCACATGAAAATCGTATATATATACATACGGATGATTTCCGACCGTTCTTTCCTGGATAAATATAGGTGCGATATACTTCATTCCCGGCATTATAGACAAAGCACGTCCAGACGGGAAATTAAGCGTAGGTGCGTTCAAAAACTTCTCGTTCGTTGACAGCAGTATTCCTTTTATATAGTAATACATGCCGTCATTCTTTATGTCCAAATATTCGTTTTCATGGAACCAAAGGGAACTTCCGGTTATCTGTCCGTTTTCCAATATTCCCATAGACAACGGCTCTCCGTCTACCGTCTCGTACCCAGCTACTCCAAACTTTAGGTTTTCATTGTCCGTAGCCGACACTTTTACTTGCAATGATATTTCGTAGGATAGGTTCGGGTCTATGATTATAAGCTTGTCCAAATCCACCCTTCCGTCTATGCCCACGGCTTGATTACCAAAAAATGTCATAGCGTTGAATATCTCTCCATTATCCCCGTTTTCGTCCTGCGTTATACTTATACTTTCCGGTATCAATAGAGGATAATTATTCAAGTCCTCTACTCCTTTTGTATATTCATACGCTTTTGATACATTCATTACTGTATTCGTCCGGTCACATGTAGGTGAACTGTGACCCATCGCCCACCCTGTAGCTTCCGGTCTCAACAAGGCAAATATAAACTCGTCCAACGAATTGTATCTTATCAATCGCAACAATTCACCCAATATCTCACCTTCCTTGCTTATGATGTCAAGCCTTCCGCGTTTTGAATATTCTTCCAGGTAATTGTAGAATAGATATTTCATCTGTTCCTGGCTGTCCACCATGTTAGTAACAAGACCCCTGTTCTGAATGAACATTTCAAAAAGAATCTGATTTGTATCTATCTTCTTGTATTGTCTTGCATACAATACTATCAAGGCGAATATATGGGTTATGGTTCCCCAGAACGCACGGAAATCCTCGTTCTCTTTCTTCTTTAAGAATGTAGGCAAAATCCCCCTTCCTTCCAGTTTTTCAAGCACGTTTTCTGCCCACCGTATTACTTCCTTGTCGTTTTCCTCGAAAAAACGACTGAAAGGCAAGTTATCATATATAGGTGTGGACTGGGGTAAAAATAATCCCCCACACGGGTTTTCTTTCTTTATTCTTTTTTCCATGTTGAGACACAATTAATTGCACGGTAAAAATACGATTAATTTTGGATATTACGAAAACAAACACAACGAAAAATACTGTAGAACCGTTCCACCACCTCAATCTCCCTCGTCAAAGACCAGTCCATAACGATAGAGGCTCTAAAGGTAGGGGTGTGGGTGACGAACAGAAGAGTAGAACAATATTCTTCGTATATAAATGATTATTACAAACCATATAAAGGGGCTTATACGGGTGTCATAAATTTAAAGAGTGATGAAAATAAATTATATGCTATCAGCAACTCTTTTGGCATTGTATATCCGGTATATTATGGAATAAATATGGATATATTTGGGAAGACTGTTTATTTATATAATTTTGTAGGGAGCAGTTCCCCTTACGGTGCTGCTGAATTATATAAAACAGATACTACCAATCATCTTCCAAGTGATTATCCGGTTTCTTTAGGAAGAGTACAAGTAGGTATATCAATATCTTCCCCTACATATTATATTAATAATGAAAGTAGTTCAACTGCATTTATATTTTATATTATTGGGAATAGAATATATTGGATGATAAATACTATTTTTAGAATAGGTGATAAATGGAGTAAAAATACATCGGGTCATTATACCACCAGTAATGCAATAAGCGACCATTATAAATATTTTAATAATTATTCTATAAGAAAATATGCTTCTGTTATTAAAACTGCTTCATCAACCCGTATACGTTTTTTCATTATTGGGAATGAAGGTAATTCTGATTTTTACATAATAATAATGGAAGGAACGAATACAACAGAATACAGAATTAGTTACTTGAATGTTAAGGGTTATCCTTATTCAAATGAAGGTAGAGTAGAACACATGGGATGGTTAGTATTAAGAAGTAATGATAAAAAAGTAATTATCTTGGTAAAGTCACAAGATAGGTCATATGGAGATACTCATGCTAAATTTTATTACGGATTGTGGACGGGAAATGTAAAAAATAATGGAGAAAGTTTAGTATTAACGAGTGAATGGGAATGTTTTTATAACATCCCTTCTGCAATTACTTCTGTAATAGGTGGTGATTATTGGGTATCTCCGGATTTGAAATGGTTATTCTATATATCATTAAGCGGAGCTAATTATCAAGGGTTTTCCAAAGGGTTGCATACTATAAAAGGGTCGTCAGCTCTTTTTGGAGAAAATGGTTGGACCGGAGTTTCTTACGAAATGGAAGGAGGAGGTACAGATATTTTGAATGCTTGTCAGAATTATTATATATTAGATGTTCAATTCAATAGCAAATCTAATAAAATAATGATTTTTGGAAATTCTTCTAAAGGTGCGTTTACAAACGATTCTGATTATAGTTATACAGAAGGTATTCAGCCAGATATAATACTTTATTTTATTTGGGTGGAAAATCAGAAAAAATTTGTCAGATTAAATAGTTCTTATATAGGAGGAGATGCACTTTGGAATGATTATAGCAACTCTACATCTGGAGGTAAAGGTAATATTTACAAACCTTTAATCAATTTTGTAAATGGAGAAATTAACTTCATGTATCCTGGAGGAAATGACCCGTTTAACGCATATAGATATAATTTGAGTTTCGGAGAATAAATAAATTAGGCAACTATATACCATTTACATCAAGAATGTTTAGGTATATAGTTGCCTTAATTAATATGAACACTTATTTATTAGTCTCCGAAAGTCAGTTTAGCGTAATAAGCTGTCGTATTTTCGTTATATGAAGGGAAGGAATAACTCATATCCCAAGAACCAAGATAATTAGGATTGACATTAAAGAATGGTTTGTATTTTGCACCAGAACTTCCAGAGGATATATATTTATTCCAGAAATTAGTAAATCCTAATGTACTATAAGGTATATTTACCCATTTTTTACCGTTATACACAAATGTAAATAAATGAGTTGGATGAATACCTTCTATATATTGGTCTAATGTCTTTCCTCCTTGTGCTCCTACTGTATCGTTACAGAGAACAATCATTTTATTTTCATTCTTATTAAATTGAATTTCAAGTACATAATAATTTGCAAGTGTATTTCTCAAATCTGCTGTAGAGCTATCGTTAATGGAATAAGTAGCTATCTTATTCCAACCAATATTTACGCTAAAAAGTGAATTTGAACTTGTAACTGTATTAATACCTTTCCCTATTCCGTAATTCCCCCTTTTGCAATACATCAGTGTCTTCATATCTGTTGTTACCCAAGCATTCAAACCAAAATCATCTGTAATTGCAGAAGGAATATTATTGTAAAAAAACCAAAAATTATTTCCTTGATTATTATCTATATAATTCCATGTAGGAGCACCTCTAAATATAAGTATCCCAACCATATTAATTCCTCCAGGGTTTGATGTAGCAGATGAATCTGGTCCGAAACCTAATATTATTAATATTCTATTTTTATAATCAATATGTAGTTTTTTATAAAAAAGGATTTTGAATGCTTTTGAAACTGTCACCGAAGAATATATGTCGAATTGATAACCTGCTGTACTGCTACCTATGCTCCATGAGTTAATTTTAAATCTTACCAGATTGATTGCTGAATTATATATCGGTGTAATATAACAGTTATTATATGAATATTCATTATGTATAATATCTGATTCGTCTCTTGTAAAAAGTTGTGTGATAGAATTACGTATAGAATAATTATTGCTAAAATTAAATATCCAATTATCTGCTTGGCCAAAAACATCAATTTTGAGATAATTTATATCTCTACGTCTTACATTAAATTCCATCCATGTTATTCTATATGCAGAAGAATTACTGAGAAAGGTTCCTACAATATTTTGAAAATCACCGTCAGAACTTTTACTGAGATACAAGCTTCCTTGCATATAATAATATCCCGACAATCTGTTATCACTAAAGACATTAGGAAGTCCTGGAGCCAAAACACTCACACGTATATATAAAGAATTATCTGGGTCTATTCCCAAAGAAATAATTGTTTTACCTTGCGGAACATATTGGTTTACAGAGCTGTCATTTGTATTGTAAGTCAAGACCATAGAACAAGAAGAACTTGGATATCCTTTATTTTCTGTTACTTCTGAACTTGTTATATTATCGTAATTCACTAACCCGGTATATGAATTTTTTCTTGTAACGGCGACAGCATCTCCACCACTCCATTCATCACTCACCCACACCCCTACCTTTAGAGCCTCTATCGTTATGGACTGGTCTTTGACGAGGGAGATTGAGGTGGTGGAACGGTTCGGATAATTCCATGTCCCGGTTCCGCTCGCTCCCCATGTTGTCGTACCTCCTGCTTCCCACCAATAGTTACCCGGCTTTATCTTCAATACCACCTGTCCGCTCGAATTTGTAGTGCCGCTATATGCTGTGCTGGTGTTGTTGCTTGACAGTTTTACCACACATCCACTTCCTACGCTTGTTCCTGTATTCGCGTCATTTACCGTTATCGTTATCGTCACCTCACTTGGTACCAGCTTGATTGTAAAGTTAGAGGTGTTCGTATTGGTGGTGTTTAATGTCTTGTATCTTGTCGCACTTACTACATATCTGTTTGTAAGACCAGACACATATACCGTCGCTTGTCCGGCACTGTTCGTCGTTACAGTCTGCGTCGCAGAGTTTGCTCCTAATTCACCGGAAGTCTGATAGCTACCGTTTAGACCATACATATTTATTGTAGCTCCACTTACAGCCGCATTCGTGTAACTGTTCTGTACAGTCACTACAATACTCTTTATTGCTGTAGACATAAACGCTGTAGCGTCCCTGTTATGTCCTATATTACTGAAATTATAATTAGGAGTGATGGAATACGGTGTTTCGGTTGTCGTTGTGCCTGTCACGAAATAATTCGCCAATTTTGCCGTTATTGTTGTTGTAATACCTGCTATCCATGTATATATAGCCAAGTAATACACTAAGTTATTGGCAGTCAATGATACAGTTGTTGCCACTCCTGCTGTAGTAAATACTGGCTTTACAAGATTTGGTGTTCCCCAATATCCTGTATTAACACTAATAGTAGGAGCTTTCAATCTAAAATATGTGCCTACACTCTTCGTCAATCTCGTTGCATTTCTTGTATTCGCTGATAGAGGCATTGTTATTGTTCCCGTACTTGATACCCAATAGCTCGTACCACCACCCCATGTTATGTTATAATTCCCAGCTATCATTGGTCCGAACGTCACCTGTCCGCTACTGTTTGTCGTTCCTGTAAAATTGATTGACGATAATTGCGAATTCGTCATTGTGACCGGACATCCGTTCGCATTTCCTTTTACTGCTCCTTGATAGTAGTCCTTTATGGTGAATGTTATAGAAGAACTTGTCTCGCTCATTTTCAAGTTCAACGGACTTGCTTGTGCTGCCGATAATGTACCGGATAACGCATTGTAATTTGTTTTCGAGAATGAGTAGCTTCTACTTATACCGCTTCTATATACAGTCCAGTTACCGCTACTATCTGTCGTTCCGGTCTGTCCGAAATAGGAACATGATACTCCGCTTATATTCGTCCCATAATTAGAACTCTTTATGTTAAATGTCAGACGTGCAGTTATATTCAATGTCATAGTCCACTTCTCACCTTCACTCTTCCATGTGTGACCCTGCGAAGCATTACTGTAATAACTTGCATAATTTTTCGGTGTATAGGTGTAATCTATTCCGGCATATACAGTATTCGTTTTCTTTCCGCTCGCGTCCAAGGTTATCTTTCCTGCCGGGGCATTCGAGCCTGTAGGTACACTTCTGACTATCACTGCACTACCTAACGGATGGGTTGCTGTGATGTTTGGAACTTTCTCAACGACTGTCAGTGTAACCGTTCTTGTCGTTCTATTCATCGTCACTGTATAAGGTGATGTCTGTGTGGCAGTCACTGTTCCTACATAGTTATTGAAATACTGTCTCGTGGCTGTCATTTGTCTGTCTAATCCACTTCTATAGAAACTTCCTCCAGATAGAAGTGTTTGACCGAAATAGGTAATTGTTCCGGCAAGCGTATTGTCTGTATTGTAAATATTTGCTACTGTATTAATGGTTATCTTATTCTTGCAAATCAGATATATTCCCTGGAATTGTCCTGCTGCCGTATAAGTCAACGCATTATTTGGATTACTGTAATAATTAGGTTTTGTTACTGGTGTGAATGTTACTGGTGTACCTAAATAACATACAAACGATACATTGCCGTTCGTATCTAACGTTAATGGGCTTGTAGAAGCTGCCGGACTGAAATTCATCTTCATGGACGCATAAGTTGCCATTGTGAAATGGAACGTATCTGTTCCAGAAGCCGCCTTTCTTGTCACTGTTACAGCATTTGTACCACTGTTGTTATATATCGATATATTATTTGTTCCTTCATCGAAAAGGAAATCTTTGTAATTACTTATTATCTTATCAAAGGTACATTTGCTTAAAATCTCGGCATCCGATTTATTCTGAACATTACTTCCAGTTATATCAAATACGCATGCCATTTCAAGATACCATGTAACTGGTCTTCTGCTTCCACTATTTAAGTAGAAGAAGTTAGTAGTAGAAAAACTCCCAGTAGAACCACATCTTACATAATAGGCATAAGTGTACCACCCTCCTGTTCCTTGTCCATTAGAATTAACCCATTTTCTTACTGAATTATCTCCTGTCGCATTACTTGTAAAAACCAACTGTCTCCCAGAAGGAACCTTTGCTCTAAAATATGCCACAAATTCCTTATTGGCGGCTGTAGGTGTACTGAATGTAAAACCGCCTAATCCAGGCGTTACGGAAGAACTTGCATCCGTAGTGATTTCGAGCATGTATTTAGGAATAACCCGAACAACTTCATTCACTCCAAGACTTACTGTGGCAGTTGAACGTGTCATTACCGCATTGAACGGAGACGCGGTGTCTGACGTTATACTACCCGAATAATTACTGTGATAGGTTGCTGTAGCTGTTACACTGTTCGTTACAGAACTTCTGTACAGCGATACATTACCGCTACTGTCAGTTGTTCCTGTCTGATGAAAATATGATACGGTAGCACCACTCAAATTTGTTCCGCTTGGCACGTTTGATTTGACGTTTATAGTTATCTTTGCCGTTACCGTCAAATCCATAGTCCATGACTGATTGGCGGCTGTATAGGTGTGTTTCTGTGTCGGATTGCTGTAAAAATTAGGATGTCCTACTACTGTAAACGTCATTTCCGTACCTATATATCCGTTGAATGTCACTACACCGTTCGCATCTGTTGTAAGTGTTCCGGTTGCACTTCCTGCTGTATATTTTATCTGTAAGTTCTGATAATAAGTTGTTTGTGCTGGCGTTACTTCTCTTACTACAAGTGTAACCGGATTGGCTGCACGTGTCATTACAATATTGAACGGATTCGCAGAATTGTAACCTATCTGTCCGGTATAAGATTCCAGATTTGCAGCACTTACTGATATGCTTCTACTATCGCCACTCCAATAGAAAACTGCATTACCGCTTGCATCTGTTGTTTTTGTCTGGGCAAAATAGTTTATTGTAGCTCCTTGTACATTTGTTCCAGGTATATTATCCTTTACATTGACCGTTATCTGTTTTGCACAAGTGAGATTCAAATCCCATGCTTCACCTGCTGATGTAAATGTATGTGTTTGCTGATAATTCGTATAAAACGGCCTTCTATTTTCTGCCGTTATAATAAATGTAATTGGAATACCTAAATACGCCTCAAATGTTCGACTATCATTCGGTATCGTTCCGTTTCCTGCTGCCGATGTATAAGTCAATGTATAATTAATACCTAATTTACTTCCACCTGGTATTACTTCGTACTGATTTATTGTCACCACATGCTTGTTTCTCAACATAGTAACATTAAGCGGTGAGGCTGTAGTAGGTGCAATGGTTCCATTTACTGTACTATAATCCTCTTTATCCAAAGAATAGTCCTTTGTCAGTGCTGACCGGAACAATGAAGCGTTACCGCTTGCATCCGTTGTCACTACCTGTTCATTGTAAGCTACCGTTACTCCCTGGATATTGTTTTTCACATATACATCCTTTACATTGACCGTTATCTTTGAGGTCACATTCAAGTCGAACGGCCATATCACACCGTCTTCTGTCCATGTATAGGATTGTGTCGGGTTGCTATAAAAAGCCGGGTATGAATCAGTCGTAAACGTGTATTCCAGTCCCTTTATCAATAACTGATTGGTATAACCGTTCTCATCCAAAGTAAGCTTTATCGTTCCTGTCTTGGATGTCATTGTAATAGTCTGATTTGACAAGTACGCTCTTCCTGCCGTACCGTACACCTCCGAAACTTGAATACCTGCGTTAATCAATTCATATTGTACTTCAACATCCAGCACTGTACCGCTTTCACTTTGGGGATGTGAAAATGTATCGGATGAAACTTCACCTGCAAGAACCTCATAAGTATATTCTCCTACCGGAACATTCTGCATCACTACCGTTCCTTCCGCGTTCGTCTCGCCCTCAAACACAATATCTGGCAATACGTTGTTTGTCACACGTACCAAAATTCCGTCCGGTGGCAAAACTCCTTGTGTTGACACATGGAAAGTGACCGGGTACTCCTTCGCCTCCAATTCAATATCCATTCTTGTTTCTGTTCCGGTAGGCTTGAAATTCCCAGTCTTGGTATTGTAATGTTGCTTGCTTACACTGTAAGACATATTTACCGGAGATATGTACATTTGCACTATCCCGTCCGTATCGGTCGTTCCTGTCTGGTTCACAGACATTCCGTTGAACGTCACTGATGCGCCACTTAACTCACCATACAGATTGGATGTGATATATACCGGAATTCTCTTTGAACATGTATATACAAGGTCTTTTGTGTTTGCATCTTTATAATTGACTGTAGCTATTGCACCGTTTCCAGAATAGAATCCTATTGGTTGCACCTGGAAACGTTCTGCAATTCCTGCATACACTGTTTTTGTAAATTGTCCGCTTGCATTCGTCGTTACATTCGCACCCGAAGATGTACTATTGTCGTTGTAATAGCATGCAAGCACAAGACCTGTCTTTACCGGATTTGATGCTGTAGTCGAAATAGAGGGTATTATTTCTTTTACCGTGAATGTGACTGATTTCGTTCTTCTTGTTAATACTGCTGAATGCGTCTTGTCCGTAGGCAGATAGATGTTTTCTGTCTTGCTGTTGAAATTACTGTTTCCACCTCCATAGGTTATCGTATAATTTCCAGGCGGTATATTGAAATTTCCATTTCCTTGTGATGTCAATTGTCCGCTTGCATTCGTCGTTCCAGAAAAACTATATGATTGTGAAGATGTTCCACCCCATGCACTCGTAACCGTTACTGGACAACTTTCTGCCGCCTTGGAATAGGGGTTACTTGCTGTCAATGTCAGACTGAATGTCATTGCAGCATAACCCATGATTATATCCAGGTAATCAGCCGACAACGGGGGTGTGAATGTTCCAGTCTTTTTCGTATGGTCTGTTACTGTACACTCATAGCTCATTGCAATAGGTGAAATGTACACTCTTGCCGAACCATCACTTCCGGACGTAACGGTTTGAGGCAGTGACATTCCGGACACCTTTATAGTCGCATTTTCAAGCAGTCTTAGGGTATTCTGCTGTTTTACTCTCAATTCAAGCCTTTTTGAAGCCGTTATTTCCATCAGTGTAGGTACACTCGCACCGAAGCCCCAGTTCTTGATTAGCAGACCTTCATTCTCATAGAAACCTTTCTCCTTTATTGTCAACTGATAATCAATACCCGGCATTACTTCCGGAAATATCTTTCCTGCCGCGTTCGTCGTATATTCCCGTACATTATCATTGTACATATTTTTTACCGAAACGACAATTCCGTCCTTAACCGGATTGAAGTTCAGAGCAGCTTTCTGTTCAGCAGTTATCTTTACAGTCACCTGGCTTACCGGGGTCGTTATCGTCACGTCCACATAAAAAGTTCTTGGCTCTGCATCACGTGTCACATTCGGCTGCACTGTCAACATCGTACCTTCCAAAGAAGCTATTTCGTCATTCGATATATTGAATTTCAATTCAGCACCTCCACTTGTAAAATCGTATGGCTCATCCTCACCACCAATTTCTGCACGTCTGAAAGTCTTTACATGTTCCATCAAATCAAACGTCACTCCTTTGTTAGGAACAACGAAGTTTTCCGGTGTATGAACTATGTAATAATAACTATCATTGGATAACGTCTCGGCTGTATTTTCACCACTGAATCTTACTGTAGTAGCATCACCGGACACACCGGGAATATTCTCTATTACGTCAACTTCCGGTTCGATTTCCCTTCTTGTCATAGTGAAAGGAAGGTCTATATCCTTCAGTTTTTCGAGTGTTATCGCCTGGTTTTCTACTGCGTCATAATATCTGTGTGTCGCGTTCCAAGTATATTCGCCTGCCTCCGCTCCAAGCTGCAACACGCCTATGTCATTCGTATAGCCAGAATCCACCTTAATTCCGGTCCCCTTGTTTATCAATTCGATATATACACCGGAAATAGGAGCCTTCGTTATCGCATCCGTTGCGGTATATGTTATTACCGTGTCTCTCAATTCCAGGTAAATTGTTTCCGGTACATCCTGGTCCTTGATAGTCACCGTTCCGGTGTATCTCTTATAGTTTCTATGCGTTACCGTATATTCATAGTCACCGTTTCCAAGTGTCACGCTTGCAACACCGTTAACGTTCGTTACACGCGTCTCTCCGTTTATCTGCAATTCCGCACCCTGGATATAATTACCGTTCTCAATGTCCCGTACAGTCAAGCGGAATGTATAGAAGGCTTGCTCCAGTTCCACAATCTTAGATACTTCCGAACCTTCCACCACTATAAAATCATTAACGGACATATAACCGGACTTGAAAGCCGTATATTCATAGGTTCCGTTCGGCAAGCTTATAATCGCTATACCTTCCTTGTCTGTTAGATAGGTAGAACCATTTATCTTTATCGTTGCTCCTTCCAAAACCATATGGGTAGCAGAATCCAGCACTGTAAACTTTATCGCATACGGAATTGCCGTCATTTCGACGAGAATACAATTAGGGTCTTCTCCGACAATCTCAATTTCTTTTACAAGGTCTTGATAATCTTCTTTTGCGACCCTCATTTCATATTTCCCGGTTTGCAGCCCCATGCTTGCCTGCCCTTCGTTATCCGTCTTTTCCTTTATGTCATTTATTGTGATGTTTGCTTCCGGAATATAAATACTTCTGTTTCTGTCAATTACAGCAAAATTTACATTCATTTTTGTAAGGAACATTCTTTGAAATATATCTACTGGCTGATTTTCAACCGTAAATACACTTTCTATGGTCTGGAAACCCGATTTTTCAAGCTTGTATTCATAGGTTCCCGGCTCCAGGTTAATGACCGCCTGTCCCTTATCGTCCGTTTCAGACGTGTACACGCTTGTCGTCACCTTGACACCCTGCAAAGGCGCTTCTCCTTCATATACAGTAAACGTAACCGAATAGGGTGTTGCAATGAAATCATTTATGTTTATATAAATAGGGTTGTTCAGAACGACAAACTCCCCTGTCTTTTGCGTCCAGTTCGTTTTTGATAATATGTACGAGTATTCCCCATTTTCCAAAAGAATGTTGGCCGTACCGTTACTGTCCGTAATGATTACCTTGTTTCCTATTGTTATGTATGCACCCGGTACGGCTACATTCTTGGTATTGGTTACGGTAAACGAACACAAGTATTTCTGTGACGCTATAACCGATTGAGAGCCTTTATATATATCGCTTTCTCCTGCCGGATAGAAAATATTAGACAAGCTGCTACCCGAATCATACAGAATGTTTCCTTCCAGGTCTCGCATTCTGAATCCCTTAATACGAGGCAACATATTCAAAGGCACTTCTTCGTCAAAATAGGGGAAGAAGTATTCGTCCGGTACATACTTCACGCCTTCCGCAGTCTTCACTACTTCCAGCAAATCATCCCATTCTACCTTTTTGCCTGCTTCCCAGAAACGGAAATCCAAATACTTAGTCATTGCAATCTGGATATTTTTTCTTACATCCGCAATCACTGCATTAGGTGACAATTCCACACGGAAATCTACCCCCTCTTCGCCACCTACATACATCCATTTTGCATTCTCAATCACAATTCCAAGCGTATTCCCCTGCAAATCAAGTTCGGTCAATCCGAAATAGGGTGTAGCTTTTGTAAGCAATTCTTCCAATTCATCGTCCGTAAAGAAAGACCCGTTTTGGGTTACAAGGTAGATGTGCGTCTTTCCGTCCTCACCCAAACCGACATTCATAACCTTTAGAATGCGTGAATCCAAATCCTGGAATATCTGTGTCCAGCCTTCCATAGTGTCGGTGGAAAGCTTGTTGTTGTAATTTATTATTCTGTTTCTGAATGTTTCATCGTCCTCATAATCACGTCCACCAATAGCTGCATATTCATTCGTGCACTCTATATGTGTCAACGGTCTTGGTGATACTTCGGTAATACTGTTCGCCTCCACATTGGTAGCAGACCCAGTGATAACGCTTCTTACACTGATATATCCATATCCCGACTTATCAACCGTAAAAGGCTGGTCTACAGTAAATTGCACTCCATTCTTTGAAATAAACTTTGTCCCTACCTCATAATGCGTGCCAGGCTCGGCAAAAACACGTACATAAGTAGAGGAACCAAGCGCTTCTTTTCTCGGACTTACACCGAACAACGCGGCCGATTTGTCCAGATATTCGCCTGTTGCCGACTTGGGGAAAATCTGCGCCTCCACTATGGCAATATCCTTTATCGCTTTTTGCGCCACCTTTGCAGTACCATAAGCGACACCATTAAGTACAGAACCGTCCGCAATGTTTGAAACGCGGTCGGTCTTGTTCAAGAACATTTCAATCCACAAATTCTTTAAATTTGCAATCGTATTCGCTGTTTTAGTAATCATTGTAAATATATTTAAATAGGAACATTAATAACAAAATCTTCTCTCGTCACGGTTGTAGCCTTCACCTTCATAAACACCGCGTCTTCTTTTTTTACCAAATCAAGAAGCTCTGCACTCGCCCATCGGTTATCTCTTTGGAACATGTTCATAAGGGCCTTAAATATTACCGGGTATTGTATTGCATTTGTTGTCTGACCTACAAAATCAGATGGAAGTCCGTAGTCCTTGAATTCCGGAATACAGCCTTTCAAAGCCTCCAATATGATTTTTAATGCCTGCTCCATAGATGTACCGAATTTCTTCACCTTCAAATCATCATTCTTAAACTCAAACTCCGTATCTATGTCTTTACCCAACACGTTCTCGCCTACCAGTGTATCTACCACATTATCCACATAATTCACACCGACATTCCGAAGATTGACTGCAAATGTATTGCTTCCTTGTCCTGCCTTATAGTCCTCTTCTATAATGTATTGTGGTGTGGTTATAGAGGTCCAGTCGTCTTCCGGGTCCGTCATTGCAATTTCTTCCGCTACATTCTCAAACGTCTCGCCTGTCCTTAGCTGCTTGTCAAGCTGTAGGGTGTTCTGTCTTCCAAGCGTTGCACTTCTTAACCATCTGTCAGAATTTTTTATTGTCAATATCTTTGTTTCCACTTCCGAAAAATTGTCTAATATTTCCCACATAGAAATATCGTCCAACTTGTTTTCATGGAGTTGAAACATAGGCTCTACGATATTGATTTGTGCAATCATCTTGTCAAGTTCGTAAAATGACTGTGCGTTTATCTCGCCTCCCTGGTAATAGTCCACTATATAGGGGTAATGATTATTACAAAAATCAACATAATCCTGGAAGAACTTCTTTATGTCGTACCCTGTAATATTCTTGAATTTGGCGTATGCCGTTTCCATTACTGCATCCATCCTTTATCCTCCTTTTATAACAACGTTGCTAAAGAAGCCGCCAAATCGTTCACACCTTTCTGTATTGCTGCGGCCGTACAAATTTTAGTGAGTGCTGTTTTTGCTTTCTGTTCTCCTGCTACAGCTTCCAAAGGCGCTATCGCTGTCATTGTAAGCGAATATTCCCAAATCATATTGCGCTGCAAACTCTGATTCAACACCAACCCTGTAGGAGGCACAACTACCAAATAACTCTCACCCAAAGCCATATTATAAAAGTAAAGACGGAATGGCAAGCCGTCCTTATCCACACCGTTACTTTTTGATATGATAGCTTGCAATATCTTCGTGCATCCATATCCATTTTTTACAGATGGGTCAAATGAAGCTGATTTTAAAGAATTCGTACTTTTCCCCGAAACATCGCTTAAACTCCATTTTCCGGCTGACAGACTATAGGCCGCTCCTGCCAAACTTGACGCACCACCGCCAAGCGACAACAACAACTTGAAAGTACGTCCGAAATCTCCTCTTATCGTTATATCCTGCGGTACAAAAGTAGGAGAAGACAACACCGTAACGCCCCCTGCCGTATTCCTTATGTTTTCCCTTTTTGCTTCCGTCTTGCTTATCGCATTCGGGGTAATAGGGAATGTGAAAAAATCTATCGTATTGTTCTTTGAATCTGCCAGTTCAAGCGTACAAAGATACACCTCAAAATCGTTCGGAAATTGAGATGCTAATATAGCTCTTCCAGCCGTCTCTATCAAAGACCCTGCTTTTTGTATTGCTGATTGTGCGACATTTGCCATTGTATCAATTATTTCTTCAAAAATACAAAATTCTTATCAATCCGAAAAAGTTACCGTGCTTTTTATTCCATCAAACTGCAATGGGTTAACTGCCGCTACCGCACCGACCCCGGCACCGAATCCGGCTTTACCTCCATCCATCGCAGCCGAACTTGCAAGCGCTGTTTGCCATGCGTTCTTTAGCGTCATTATCTGGTTCTCCACATTATTCAATAGCTGTATCAAAGTGTTCGCCAGTGTTAGAGGTTCCTTCGCATTGTTTATATTGACTTTCTGTCCGGTCATAAGCTTTATTAGGTTCTGCGTTAACTGAATCATTTCCGCATCATTGTCATAGCCCAGCACTACACCGCTTTCATCCATTGTTATATGGCTTTTCCCGTCGTGGAAATTAACGTCTACAGTGTTGGGGTCGGCCTTTATTACGGTTGTCTTGTCCTGGGTCTTCCACGTAAAATTAGCCTCTTCCATGTTCATAGTGAAACGCCTTATCTCCTTATCCTTTTCTTTCACGTCCTCGACCACATTAACAACTTCCGCAATAACTTCGTTATATCCGGTTACCTTCGCCTTCTTGGAAGCCACTATCTCGGCTTCCCCCGAACTCTGCAATCTTATCTTATGTTTTTCGTTACCTCCTAATGTAACGTTGAAATTTACGGGCTTCTCTATAGAAGTAAGGTTCATGTTCCATTCCTGGTTGCGTGGGTCTATCGTCATAGACATAGTTACTCCTTCCACCTGTTTTTTCATCCGTATAACATCCTCGCTCCATGCCGGAACTTCATCATTCCCTATAAAGGTGCCTATGACTGTAGGCTGGTTAAGAAAATCGCTGCTCGCTATCATTACCTGGCATCCCTTCTCACCCGGTTTTTCGGGAAACCATATGTTATTGATGGCCTCGTTGGTAATACGTGCATCATTACGGAATATACCGCCTTCCATCATCACGGCAACTATATTCGTTCTGAATACCGTATCTATATACGCTTCCCTACCTACATCCGTAGGTATCATTATATACCCCTTCATTATAGGCGGCAAATTGTTACTGCTTATTCTTGGTTCTCCTCCTGCCATTAATCAAGTCCTCCAAAAAATTTCCTGTTCAAAAAATAATCAAACTGCTGCTTGTCAACCATCGGGTTGTCATAGGATGTTATCTGCCCACTTTCCGCTTCCTTCGCCTTCTGTCTCAAACCGCTTAAATCCACCAACTTAAAATAATCGGGTGTAAATCCGGACGCTGATTTTTCAGAAACCGAATTGTCGTTTCTTTTTACCGCTTCCATCAGATTTCCTTTAAGTATAGGTACATAGAATCCTCTTTCCACCTGTAAAACGGTACGTCTGTCCACCCCGTCACGGTTAAATGATATAGTGTTGGTTACATTCGTCACATAGAAAAACTCGTTCGTACTTTGGTTCAGCACGAAAGTTCCCACCTTTATGCGTCTGTCCCCGTTTATTTCTATCGTTCCGCACCGGGTAAAAGGTACATACATGTTGCTTTCGACAAGATAAATCAAATCATTCAGCATTGTTGCCTGGTAAGTAGAAAATATCTTCTGGTTTTCCGCTCCGTTCTGTATCATGCGAATACAGTACATGTCCACGAAATCCATTTTCCTGTTACCCCATCGTTCCACATACTCTTCCAGGTACACAATAGGAACAAAAGCCAATCCTGGTTTGTCACGTCCACCTACCTGTGCATTCTGTGCGTGCAACTGGAACCAAGTGTAAACCCGTGGGTCATAGCTCAAATTATACGATATTACATTATCCGGTGTTATCGTAATATAGTTTTCCGACTTGAAAGCGTCTTTTATTGCCTTCTCCGTAAACGGTGGCTGTCTTACAATGACATCAATCGTGTTTATATAGGTGTCAAAGAAAAATTCTGTCAACGGATATTGGCAAATGCGTTCCATGTACTGCATCAGTGTTCCGTTCGGGTTTCCCAGTCCTGTATCTGTCACAATCCTTTCCATTATATCCCCAGACACTTGCAGCTTAACAATCTGCCATATTCCCCTCACCTTCAAGTCCTGCTGTCCCGGAATACTGTATGCCGTTATCCGCTTGTCACCCCATGAAGAAAAAACTTCATCACTACACAATCCGATAGAAGACATTATATTAATAATAAACCAAATACATTCATTTATCGTTTTGTACCCCAAATTCCATACAAATTGATACTCACCACCGAACACATTACGTCCATTCCATACACCACCTGTTTTTCTTAATAACCAGTTCTGTACAGTATCATTGACATTTTCCAAAGGTATGAAATAACTTCCGTCCTCCACAAACATTTTTGCAATATCGCGTCCGCTTATGACGGTACTCTTTGAATTGTCTTCCGAAGAATAGGTTTCCATTACACTGTCCACAAAACCTATCATATCCCAAACATTATAGTCCGGACCGTTATTGGCAAGCTTGTTCAACGGTACAAACAAATCATTGGCATTTTCACTGTCCGAACTTCCTTCCAGTCTCAACCGCTCAAACCGGATAAACACTATATCGTTTATCTGTACTACCTTTTCAAGATAGGATTTATAATCATATCCTTTAGGGGTTACAACCGGGAATATATCATAATATCCTGCACCGTACACGTTCGACATATTGGCATCCTTGAAGGGTGTTATGTTAATCGAAAACGTGCCGTTCTTGAACCCCTTGTCGGTAGAACATGTATTGACGAACTGGCTTACATCCACAACCTTGTTTATAGCCTTACAGTATATCCACACCTTAATGTTTATAGGTTGTACTTTTGTCCTTACCGACATTTCCTCGTCCAGTGCAACCACATTGTCAGCTACATATCCTTCCTTATCCTGTAGAAGCTTTGTCAAATTTTCAGCCCAATAAGCCGAAAAATCACGCTGTTTCATGAACATGTCGCTTTTTGACGCTTTTTGTATGAGCAAAGGGGAATCCTTTATAGGGAAGGAAAGCGGAGTATTCGGCTTGATATACGGCAAATTCTTGCTTGAATACTCGTTCTTGTACTTTTCTTTTTCCCAATCATCATACGTAGCCCAGATAGCATCCAGGTTTGAGATTTTGGAAACCTCGTTCACGACATCCATAAATTCCGGAACGGTCAGTTTCTGCGCTTCCGGTGTGTCCGGTCCCAACCCCTTTTGCCAATCGTCTATAAACGTTTGTGGCTCTACGTTGTACTTATAGCTTTGTATGTTGAATATATTTACCTTCATCGTTCTTGCTGTATAACTTTATTTGCTTCCGAAACTGCCATATTCCCAACCCTTTCTCTTGCCCAATCATCCAGAACACGCTTGAACCATTGTGACAGCATTCTGCCAGCCTCAACTCCCGAACTAACATTTTCTGCATTTACAAGACCGGAACCGCCCGATACCATAGACCGCGTAACCGGACCGGATTCTACTGGTTTTTCCTTTTCTTTCGTGTTATTATCAATATTATTCAGTAATCTAACAATCTCTTTCAACTGTTTTGCACCTTCCGACATCTGGCGGTTCATATCACCTGCCACAATGGTTTCCCCTGCCCCTACAGTCCTTCTTGCTGCATCCTTATCATAAGCTTCTGTAGGTGTTTCCCTAATTCTTTGACTTGACTGTCTATACAAGTCAAACAGATTACTTACAAGCTTGGACGGGTCACTGTCCTTTTGTATCGTCGAATTAATATCATTCCAGGACAAATTAGGAAATATTTCTGACATTGCCAAACGTAACTGCTCGGAACCTCCCCCAGTACGTTCTACAACCCTATTCAAGAAGTTTTCCATAACTTCGGGGTTTGCTTCTCCTGCCCGTATCTTTTCCAGTTCTTCCTGGATTTTCGAATAGGAGGTCTTGTCCGGCATAACTTCCTGGATAGACCGCACAAGCATTGCGTTCGTCACCTCGTCTTTTGACATTCCTTGTCCGGTGAATGCTTGCTGTACCCTTTCAAGCTGTCTCCCCTGTAATCCGGTTGCCTGGCGTATTCCGCTAAACATCGCTGCAAGCTGCCTTGCATCAAAATCACCACGCTTGGAAAGTATCTGGTCCGACTGTGTAATGAAAGTATCTAAACTTTCCTCCATTGTAGAAGCTATCTCCTCAAAAGGAATGCTTAAATTTTTCATTGCCTGCTCGAACTCCCTAATAATGGCAGAAGCTCCCGTACCGAAATCCTGGTCTCCGAACCTCATTGCACCCTGTAAACGGTTGACTGCATTAGGAGATAAACCAAACAATCTTTCAGCCGCCATTACAGACTGCGTTTCCCTTACTGCATACGGGTCATATTCATTACCTCCGACAAAACGCCCTCCTCCTGCACGTATCAATTCGGCACGTCTTCCAAGATATGAAGCGTAATCCATACCAAGCGATTCTGCCGCATAACCTCCTTCCTTTCCGGCTTGTCTGAATGCTTCCCCGGCTGACACACCCATAACTTGTGCATACGGGATAACACGTCTTTCTCCTTCCGCATATTTCCCGAAAGTAGCCATCATCTTTTCTGCTGCAAGTTGTGCGGGCAATTCTATACTTTTTGCTATCGTATCTCCAATTAGAGGAATCCACCTAAATGCGTCTGCCTGGTTAGCGGCTTGTAACCGCGTATAATTTGCAGCCGTTTCCACGGTTCCCTGGTATTGAGACCTTGCCTCAAATTCCTGGTTTCGGAAGTATCTTTCAGACAATACGTTTTTAGCGGTATTGAATGCCGCTAAACCTCCCAGGCCGCCCAATATTCCTTTTAATCCTCCTCCGAATATATTTAGTCCTCCTATTCCACCCGTGCTTCCGGTAGGTGGTACAATACCTCCAGGTGTCCCTGTTCCACCTCCGAAACCCGAACCGGAAGTGGCTTTCTGCATTTCTTCCAATATGTTTTCTGCACTGTCCTCTATAACAGATACAGAGTTTGCAATAGTTTCCAGGTAACGGGTAATACTACTTCTTTGGTTTTCCTCGCCCGTCCCTTTTTCAAGTCCTCTAATAGCGGAAACAACATCACGCCCCACATTATCCGTTACCGCTCCCAGTCTTGTAATAGCACGTATTATTCCCTCGTCGGAAAACTTGATTTCCGTCTGTCCGTTATCCGTTATTTCCAGTCTTCTCTGTATTCTGTCGTCTTCCCTTAATATAGGTCTGTTTGACTGTTCGGACACGGCATTCAAATTACCCTTTTCCTTTATAGCGGTTGTGTTCTCCGTTATTGTCTGGGTATTCTTTTCAATATTCACGACATTTTCGGTTATATTCTCCGTATGCCGTGAGTTGTCCGTTCTGTTTTCGCTGTTGTCCTGGAAATTCTTGGAATTGTCAACGTTAGTAACGGATTCGTCTATGTTTTCGACGTGCCTGTTTATCTCCCTCAGTATCTCCTTCTGTGTTTCCTTTGTTGTCGGTTCTTCCCTTTCTACACCTCTTTCTGTAGGGGTAACTCTTTCCCTTTGCGGCTTTCGTGTCAAATCCCATGTCATAGAACCTGTTTCCTCGTCTATGATGGGTTCAACGTCCGGTATGGGTTCCTGGACCTTTCTTCTCCTTCTTCTCGGTGCTGGTCTTTCTTCCGGCTCTTCTGTAAGCAAAGGTTCTTGTACATCCGTTTCCGGTCTTTGTTCTTCTCGTCTCGGTTCTGGCTGTACGGTTTCCTCTTTTCTTCTTGGTGACACGTCCCATGTAATAGACCCAGTTTCGGGGTCTATGGTGGGTTGTTCCGGTCTTGGAAGTTCTTCTGTAGGTGGCTGTCTCCTTATCGGTCTTTCCGGCATAGGAGACGGTTTTTGTATTGTGGTTGCATCAATGGCGGCAGACTGTCTTTTAAGGTCAAGTAACAGTCTTTCCAGCTCATTACGGTCTTCCATCAATGCAAGTTGTTCCCGTAGCTGTGCAATGCTTTTCTCGGCTTCCTGTGCACTCTGCATGGAAGCTTGGTTTATCTCGCGGTACAAAGAAACCGCCTCTTCTCTCAACTGTCTTAGCGGTGTGGTATCGGCCGCTATCCTAATCCTCTTATCCTCTGCCATTATTCCTTATCCTTTTGGCTTTCCTCGTATTCGGCCATCCGCGCCATTTCTTCGCGGAAGGCTTCAATCTGACTTTGCGTTATCTCCTTGGTATCGGTTTCCTGGTCCACCATTTCATCATAGGAATCTTTCAGCCATTCACCGATATTCGGAACGTATTCAACTTTCTTTTCCTCGTCCTCCAAAGCCTGCTTGAACATCCGGTCTTCCTCGAACTCGAAAAGTTGTTGAAAAAAAGAACATTTCTTGTGTTCCTCGGACATGAAAGCAATGTTATGTTTCTTTCTATACCATCTGTCAAGCGGAAACTTGTTATTCCATCTGACTACAAACGTTCTGAAATCTTCCTTTTTATTTCGCTCCATCATACAAAATCAATCAAAAATAGGGGTATAACCCGTAACAGACTATACCCCTCTACCCTTTGAATAACTAACTTTCAAACTATAGTAATTCTCGCTCGAATCCTTTCTTATCGGTTGGGGTTCATCATTTTTTCAACTTCCTTAATAAAAGGCAAAACCTCCTTGTTGTAAATATCCCTTACCTCTACATAGTCCTTGATACCAAGCTGTTTAAAAGAAGTTACCTTCATATCTGCCAGCAAGTCCGGCAACATCACTGTAAGCGTCGCTTCAATATCTATCATATCCAAAGCATCAGCCGCAGCCTGCGTTCTGTTTCCCAACAAGGTATTGTAATATCCACGACCTAAAAACTGCTTTTGCGTTTCAATCTCGTAATATTGTCCTACTGTAGGGAAGGACATCTTATATTCGTGTCCCTTAATTTTAATGATTTTATCTTCCATTTTTACAAAATATTATTCGCAAATATACGTTATTAATCTCTTTTATCAAAACTTAATCCTAAAATATTGAGATAGCGTAATTAACGCTTGTCTTTCTGCATGTTCTTCTTCTGTCAAATCCACCTTATCAAGTTCAATCAATCGGTTTGTTATCTCGTGGAACAGCTTGTTGTCGGTATACTTCAATGCTATTTTCTTAATAGTTGTAGAATCGTTAAATTCTTCAAATATCTTACATTCCTTCTTATCTTTAGGGTCTGTCACTTCAATTTCCTCAATAGATAGAAAACATCTATATCCTAAAGCCGTCTTTACCAAATCCTTTTTCATAACATTACCCTCCTTATCTAAAAACATGGTCCATAAAAACAGTATTTCTCACCCATTGTCCTCTATGCTTTACAAAAATATATCCTCGTATTATTGCTGTCTCATTCATCGAATTTGCAAAATCATACGCTGCTTCTTGGTTTTTCTCAAAATTCTTATTGATTGAACCGGAATTGTTGCTAACATTGTATCTCAAACATACCGGGGCTTTCTTTCTGTCAGTAATCATAATCTTTTGTTTTTACTTGTTTGACCTTGATTTCTTATCACAGTACAAAGATAAGATTATGTTATGAGATACGCAAGTGCTTATGTCCTTTTAACATAAGATTAACATTATATCAATTCTACACTTACTTGTACTTCTTTATCATCTTCGCGTAAGCTATTTATGGAGAGGAACGAACTGAGTGCTATGTCGTCGTGACCGCTTGCTGCCTCCAATTTCCCGTTATCACTTCTAAACGTAATAGAGGAAAACTCACCGAACATCAAATCGACCGCCTGCCTTGTTTCTCCAATTGCATAAGGACATTTTATTTGTCCTCTCTCAAACATTGCGGACAAAGAAGGTAGTCCAGTATACAAATCTTTCTTGTTTCCTTCCGTTGTCGTAAATGGTTCTATATTCTTAAGCCCTCTTTCCTTTGCCAGTCCGGACAATATGGACTGGAAACCGTTTGCCTCACACCGTATCTTATTGGGGTGGAAAAGTCGGTCAAGCTGTACAATCTTATCCACCTGTTCGTTATGCGACATACCGCGCTTCCGGTAATAGTACAACAAATAGTAGTTATCCATCGCATCTTTGCCCCATACCGAATACACTGTATAGTCCGCTCCAATATTACCGGAAACCGCAAAGTCCACACCTATATGTACCCTTGTAAGCTTGAAAGGAAAATCGTCTATACTTGACGCAAAACGTATCGTTTCCATTCCTATAACGCTACGCATCAGATATTCATACGGAAATATCGTTGACGTGTCACTGATAGGAACCACCAAGTATTCACGGTTGAACACAATCGTTCCAAGTTCTTCCTTTTTCGCCAATATCTGTTCAAACGTGTATCTGTCTGGTGCCAACGGTCTGCCATCCGGAAACAATATCGGATATTCAAAACAATAGAAACGCTTGTCTGCCTTCAATATCTGGTACAATTCATTCGGTGCAGAAGAATAAGGCGTACCAGTTACAAGAAAGTAACCGTATGGCTCTACAATCGGTTCTATAGTACCTTTCAGAAGTTCTTTCAATTTCTCTCTTTGTTCGTCCGAATATAGGGAACTTTCATCCGGCATATCGTCACACAAGCAAGCCCCCACATGCAGACCGCGAATCATTGAATCCTTACCGCGTACATGCAGCGTACTCCCCGTTTCCGTCTTTATGGCTGTTTCTCCGATTGAAGCCTTGTTATAGGGGTTCAGTTTTTCCTTTATTAAGTCGTTCGCCTCTATCTCTTCCGTCACTTTCGCTATCTGCACCTTTGCCAGTGTAAAAGTATTGGTAATATAGCATGTTTCTTTCCGGTTGGCATTGTCTACCGTGTCTTGTCTGTAGGCGGTCGGTCTTGTGTAGGACCATAAACGCCACAATATGAAGGCATAAGACCATTGATAACTTTTGCCACTCGCGCGTGCGCATAGATAACAACTCCACGGGTATAATTGAGTGAGATTTCCCCACTCTATATTACGCCACCCTAACCGGAATTTAGGCAACATGGTTGTTATGAAATAATTGAGGGACAATATTTTAAGCGTATTGTCCATAGAGGCTTTCACGTTATCCACATAGGATAAACTTTCTGAATCCAGCGTCCGACCCAGATACAGCGCCTTTTCCGACTGATGCACCATTTCCCTAAGCATGGTATCAACGTCGTTTCCATATCCTTCAAGCAACTGGTTAAGCGCCTTTTCCGGCAGTCTCTCTATGATATTGTCTACTGCATTGTACAGATATGTAAGCTGGTTATTTGTAAGTATTCCTTTTCCGTCACCCGTTAGCATAATTGAAAGTCCTCTCTATATCTCCTCTCTTTCTTCTGCACCGTTTCAACACCTTCACCCCTCAACTTCTTCACGTAGGAGATAAACAACATTGCATTCGCATCCACATCGTGCTGCGCTCTGTGTGCTTCCACAAGGTCAATTCCTGCAATCTGGCAACACGTACCCAGTTTATAGTCTATCTGTTCCAAAGCTGCCATGTGTGCAAGCTGCATCGTGTCTATGTAGTATTTTACGTAATTGTCTATATTGTCGTTCATGTAGGAAAAGAAGTTCTTCAGAAACGGGTTATCGAACCCTACGATATTGTGCCCTGCAAGCGTGCACATCTGACGTGGGTTCTTGTATTTGGTAAACCATTTCTTGCATGTACCATATATCTCCTTCAACGGTACCGCATTCTCGTCCTGGACCTCTTTTGTTATACCGTGTACTGACGTTGCTTCTTCCGAATATCCTGCAAGACCTTCCTTGTAGTTATACGGGAATATCATTTCCACACGGTCTATTATTTCCAACTTTTTCATGTCTATACACGACATAGCCATTTCGACCAAAGGAACGTCCAAAAAAGCCTGCTTCTCCTTGCTTGGCAATCCCCCGGTTTCAAAGTCATAGACAATCACGAAATTACTACTTGTTTTCACGTTACTAAAAATTTACTCTTCCGCTACCGGGTTATTATCGTTTTCCAATACATTATACATCTTAATTGTACAATGCTTTTTAGGGGTTACCACAATTTCGTTTCCTCCCAAGTATTCGGGTAAATGCCCTCTCATTATATACGCCTGCACATCATTACGAGTAAACCGTTTCCCGTTCTGCTTCCGAAAATTGTCGTTCATCCAGATAAGCAATCCTTTCGCGTTTACATCTTCTATTAAAAATTTTCCCATACTTTTTAGTTTTTAGAAATCCAAATCCCCTCTTGTTTAAGAGAGGCTCCCGTATTACCACAAAATAACACTGTTTTATTTATATAATCCACACATTCAAAATCACCGGGCATCCAGTATTCCGATATGTAACAATTTTTCTGCTGTTTCGCCCAGTCATAAAATTCTTCATGACTAAAATTAGTAAAATACCCCTCGGTATTAATATAGGGTGGGGGGGTCACAATATATTACGCATTTCTCTTTTTTAGGTATTTCCAATTCCCTATAATCACCTTGGAAAACCTCAATATCACCCATCCCCTTTAGACTTTGCAAACTCCAAAGTCTTTCCAGTCGTTCCATACTTTGCAATCTCTGCAAATTATCGGGGTATTTGTATCTTACCAAAATATCCTTTATCGCACGTCTTCTGTCTTTAGTAGAAGAACATCCTTTAAATACATCTTCCAGAATTGATACGCCCATATTTTCAAACAGACTAAAATCGTCAAAACATATCGCATAGTGAAAAGCCTTTTTATATGGTTCGTCCTGTTCACTATAACAATAGGTTCTCTGATTGTTGCCGAAAGAAAAACATAGTCTTACATACGCATCATCTTTCTTTAATCTGAAAAAGTCCTCCCTACTTATCCATCGGTTTTCATCCTTGAACTTCCCATTTACTGTATCAACGAAAAACTTTGCGCTGTCCGTTATATCATTTATGATAAACCTTTTATATTTCCCCGATAAAATAGCTGCATGAGTGACTGCACATCCCCCGGCAAAAGGCTCTACCCATACATCAGCAGAAGGAAGTGCCTCAACAATCCATTTAGCTATACGCGATTTGCTACCTTTATAGGATAATCCGTAATTCATATCTTCATCATTTTATCATCAGCAACCTTTCAAAATCCTTATCCCTTTCCTCCTCGCTCTTGTACACAACCCATAAATTCTTTATAGGGTTGTCCTTGAATGATGCACTTTCATCTGCCAGCTTGTTTATCACTATAGCCGGGTTCCCGTCCGAATACCAGTCTTTTTCATACGATATAATGAAATACTTCATAAGGGCGTTTTCCCCGTCACTGAACACAAACATTCTGCCTTTTGAACGTTCCTCGTATTCTTTCCATACCTCAACCTCTTTCTGAAATATTTCCGCTTTATCACTATTGGGGTTCTCCAGATAATCCACTATCATTCTGGATACCCTTTTTAGTCCTATAGCGTTAAACACTTCCGCACATCCTATCAATATATCAACATCTTTTTCCATGCTCTTTCTCCAAAAGTTTTTCTATCCTTTCTTCCGGTATCTGATTCTTAAGACTTTTTCTGTCTCCGAAATCGTATATCTGATGGCATTCCATACATGCCAGAACTATGTTTTCCGGGTCACAGCGCAAACCTGGGTGTGCTCCCCGGCTCAATATATGGGAAAAAAAAATAGGCTTCATTTCAAGTCCCAGCCATTTTCCGCAATGGAAACAATAATGCGGATTTTCCTCCCATACTTTAGCAAACACTTCATTAAGCCTGTTTTCCTCTTCCTTCAATGAAGCACGATTCAGTTTCAATTTCTTTCTATTGTCGTAGCATTCTTTGCATAACCATCTGTTACGGTCGTATATAAAATGGTTTTCCTTACAAGAAACACACGGTCTTACTTCTTCCTTCACTGTCTTTTTCATGGTGCAAATATAATAATATTATCTCACAACATAAAATTTTATTATGTCATTTTTCACAAGCCTTATAAAATATACAATCCTTGCATCTATTTTTGTCGAATAACCATCCTCCGTACTGGCTGCAAAGTATGAACCCCTTCTCCTTGTTCCAATATTTTTTCCTCAACATCTCCCTGTATCTTTCAGATAAACCCTCTTCCTCTTCCTTAAACGGGCTTATCCATCCTCTTTCTCGCTGATACTTGTTAGCTCTGAATACCTGGTATCTTCCCCTCTTGTTCCACTTCTCTATTGCCTTCGGGCCTATCAAATTATAGGGGGCGAATATTATTTCCTTGTATCGGCTGCTCTCTATCATAGACCCTTGAAACACCATATATTCCCATAATGCCCTATTAGAGGAAATCCCGGTCTTTTCCCAGAACTTTTCCATGAGTTCTATTTTTGACCGGGTTCTTTTAAAATTAGGGGTATAGTTGAAAAGATATTCTATTATCCTTTCAATGGCTGTTTCAATTCTCTTGTTCTCCCCACAATCTTTTTGCTGTGTCATAATTCTTTTGCAGGTAATTATATATTACTTTACAATAATACATATTGACGTTTCACCGCCCCGGCTACTGCCGACCACTCCACGTCCACAATCCCATCTACCACGGGTGATTTTCCTATGAGGTTCTGGCTTTGCAGTCCGAACCTCTTTATGTTTATCGCAGCTAATAAATCTCTGTCGTTTAATTGTTTACAATTGGGACACGTCCATTCTCGCTGCGACAATTTCAGTTCATGGTTCACATATCCACAAGTGCACATTTTGGAACTTGGTTCAAACCTTCCGATTTTTAGGAGGTTTCTTCCGTTCCATTCGCACTTGTACTGCAATTGTTTGAAAAATTCATTCCAGCTTGCAGACGATATGTGTTTTGCAAGGTTATGATTTTTCAACATTCCGCTTACATTCAAGTCTTCAATGATTATCGTTTGGTTTTCACGGACAATCCTTGACGTGACCTGGTGTATGAAATTTTTACGGCAATTGGTTACTTTCTCATAGGCCCTTGCAAGCCTTATTCTTGCATTTTCTCTTCTGTTACTTCCTTTTTGCTTTCTTGAATACCTTCTTTGCAATACTTTCAATCTTTGCTCAGCTCTTTCAAGATATTTCGGATTCTCGTAGACTTGTCCGTTTGAAAGAACGGCAAAATCCTTTATCCCGACATCAATACCAACAGTTGTATCGTACTTTATATCCGGTTTTTTAGGAAACTCTTTCCCGTCGTCAACAAGAACGGAAACATAATATTTCCCGGTTGCTGTCTTAGTTACCGTTACGGTTCCTATCTTTCCCTCAAAAGTCCGGTTTTTGTAGAATGATACCCAGCCGATTTTGGGAAGCTGAATTTTATTTGAACCAAAATCTACCTTAACATTATTTATTGCCTTATAGGATTTCTGGTTGTCTTTCTTTGACTTGAATTTCGGAAAACCTTTCTTTTCACGAAAGAACCTTGTAAATGCGCTATCCATATTACGGATAGATTGTTGCAAACATTCAGTTGAAACCTCATTCAACCAAAGCTTGTCTTCTTCCTTTTTAAAGATAGTCAACATTTTACATAAATCAACACAAGATAAATGCTTCTTTTCTCGTTGGTACGCTTCAATTCTTTTTGATAAAGCCCAATTATAAACAAACCGGGTACACCCGAAAGACTTCTCAAAGAAAATCTTCTGGTTCTCATTCGGTTTCAGTTTATATTTATAGGCTTTTCTCATAATGCAAATATAGTTATTTTAAAGTAAAAAGCAAATGTTTTAGTTTAAAAATTAATGCAAAGTGGTATATAGTTACCTAAACTAATTTTCTTTCCATAACACCCAATCTTTATATGTTTGACAATCAAAAATTATTAGCCTTAAACTCACCTCTCAACTCTCCGTTTTTGTACATTCTTACAGAAGCAACAACTACCGTACTGGACAAATAACGTCCGACATCATTTCTCAGTTTACGTTCCAAATCCATAGCCTTTGCCAGTGATTTAGTTCTTTTCTTCAATACCTTACTAAATCCGAAAACTATATCTTTCGTTTCAATCTCAAAGCTATATACATTTGAAAACAACACCTTTTTCAAATCTTCCGTCATTCTTTCTACATTTGATTTCATATCTTTATCTTTTTATTTGTTTGACTTCTTTTTCTTGGTTCCCTTATCAGAACCACATTGCAAAAATAAGATTTTGTTATGACATACGCAAGTGCTTATGTGTAAAATGTGAGTTGTTTAACATCATTTCACAATACCAATAATTCACTATAATAAAAATATTTTACAAATTACATAACATTTTATTATTCTATAATTAATGTAATTTGTAATTATTTATAACCAAAATAAAAGGGAGTTACTAAATTGTAACTCCCTAATTATCAATTGTTTATAATCAAAATTAAAGTTCCAAAGTTGATATAGGGTAAAGATAAATCCCGCTGATATTGTAACCAGCAACCCCTGATTCCTGTAATGAAAAATTTTGATTATTTACAAAACACGGATTCAGCATGCACATAGTCTGTCCAGTAGGGTCTACTGCTGTCACCATCTTTGTAGTCGAATCCTGGCTCTGAATTGTCTTGCTGTAAATAGCAATGGCAAAACCAAGCTCGCCCAAAATCAAGGTGTCTACAATAGACTTGACGGAACCAAGACGGTGCATCATGCCTTCCATTACTGGCTGCTTGAAGTCAATAAAGAATTGGTCTACCGTCCATGTGCATTGATACTGTACGGCCGGAACCTCCTGGTTAAGGAGTGAGCCAAGCCCTTGTACATTCGCACGGGTGATGTTTTCTGCAAATTGCAGATTACGAACAAACCCGGCTACTTGATTATCTATTTTAATATACGCTTTAGGCGCTGTAAAAACTGCCATAATCTTCTAATTTTTAGGGTTTGTTTTATCCACGAATTAAGTAACCTGTAAAGAACAACTTGGTGATTTCGTTATTTACCACAATTTTGTAAGTGGTGAAATAAGCGTCTTCCTTTCTTGTTGTCACTACGTCTTTGAACGACAAAATCAGATTGTCTTGTGCGTCCGTTGCAGTTCTTGACTGCAAGTATGCCACAGTCCAGTCTTTAACCGCTCCTGCTGTCAGTGTATTGGCGTTAACACCGTTTTCCTGTCCCAGCAAATCCAATGTCGCATTTACAATCAATTCCTTATTGATTTGTGCGACGATACGCATAAACTGAATGGAATAGGACTGCCCTTTTGCATTGAACAGATTGGCGTTGTCCTGCAATGTATTCACACCCTGCAAGATATTGAACTTTCCGGTGTAGTCGTTCAATACGGTTGTTAAAATACCGTATTTCAATGCCTTCTTCTTCTCCGATTCAGTCAATGCGTGTTGCAGTCTATCAACTCCGATTGACTTGAATGTGGGCGGTACATAAGGCGGTTTTCCGCTGATACGTCCCACAATCGCGCACAAGTTATACATTACACCCCACCAACGGATTTTCTGCGCATCGAATGCGGATACCACACCAGCGCCACCATGTACAAGCTGCACAAACGAGCTGTCGAACTTCTTCGCCAAATCAATTTCTTTTGAGAAATCGGCTCCCTTGTCATATCCTGCCACATAGAGGAAATGCTGGAATTTGGCCGCACCGTTCATGTGTGTAAGATATGCCTTTGTCGTGGCTGAATAGGCGTTGTCTCCTACCTGGTCCAGAATGATATTACTGTAGTCCAAACCTACAATCTGGTCCAGTACAGCGTTAAAGTCGTCCATGTCGAAACTTTCTGTACCTCCTGCCGCCAAAATATAAGGCTTACCACCCAGTGCCGTTGTAATGTCCCCTTCGGTAATCTCACCATTTCCTTCTACATTGGTAGTTGAATCAAGTACGAACGCCAAAGCAAAATTAGAATCATTCTGTGCCCAATCCACAAGTTCTTGCATATTCTTGAATTCCGGTGATTCAAGAACAAGTTCGGGGTCACTGTTTTCCTGCGTGATGTCTCCGTAGGGTAAACCATCGCTGTATGTTCCGGTATATGTACCTCTCCAGAACTGCAAAATCCACTTGGTAGCGTCTTCGCGTCCTGCGATAAAGTTCATACCGTAACCCTTTGTTAATAACTCGTCGTTCAATAACGAACCGTTGGCTACCAAACCTTCGTCCAATGTTTTTACCGCAAACGTGCCTCCTGCTGCCGTCGCAAACGTCATTTTTGCACCTGTAGTTGTTGCTGCACGAACAAATTCAAGTTCGGAAATTCCTACTGCATCGGGGTTTGAAGGGTCCGGTGCAAACAGAGCTTCGGCAACTCTCCACCAAAGACCTCCCTTCATGAAAGCACGAAAATCCGCGATATTGTCGAAAGTATAGATAGCGTTCTGTCCCTGCGCATTCTCGCCATTGATACCAGCACCGCCACCAAATCCGGCTGAATACTTTCCTGTATCAATAATAAGGACTTTTCCATAGTCAAGATTTCGTGCCGGGTTCATTTCCCCACTTACAATAGTGGAGTAGACACCGGGCAATGAAATCTGCCGACCGTTGAAAATAAACGTTGATGCCATATTATTTTTCTTTTATTAGTCCACGAAATTCTGCAAGAACTTCCCTATCAAATCCTTACATTCATACCTTTTCGGCATAAAGGTAAACAAATTTCTGCCTCATACCAATTATTTAGTCACAATTTTATCAATGTCCGATTCTACACCGGGCAATTCATAATCCCTGCTATAATTGTCCGCACCCCATTTTTCGGCTGCTATTCCTGCGTCCTCAAATGCAATCTTGTTAAGCAATTCTTCGTTTACCAGTGTTCCTACAATCTGGTCCAAAGTCAAATCAAGCCTTACAGACTTTATGAAAATAGGAATAGGCAATACATTCTGGTTTGTCATTAATTCTGTTATCCTTACCTCTACCAAATCATATTGGGTAGACAGCCAGTTATAGGAACCCATTATCAGTGCATACAGAACTTCCGACATAATTATGCTTTCCAGCATGTTGTCCGAAAGACACATTATCTCGAAATTATGGAAACGGCTGTCTCTTATCTGCCATGCGCCACCGTCGTATATCTGCCCGTTCATTTTCCCTATGGAATTGGTTGCTCCCGGGTCCGCTCCCGGTTCCCTTATTACATAAGCTGGCAATCCCGTATTGTCTTTCGGGAATTCAAACAGCACCCTTAAATTACGGGGGTTTGTCATTCCCCTTAAAAACAATTTCTTCGCCTGGTCGTAAAAATCAAAATTCCCTTCCTTCATTCCATTAAGAAGTCTGTATAGGAAGGTATTCTGTTCGTCTCCCTGGTGCAGTCTGTAATCTTCCGGTATATAGTTCAATATTGAAACTATAAACTGCTTTACTTTCACAATTTCTATCATAGCCCTTTAATTTGTTTTAATGCCTCGTCTATCGCCATTTCAGCAACATATTCTATCTGGGCCTCTTCTAAAGCCCTGTCCATGAGTTTTTTAGCTGTTATACCACCATTGAACCAGCTTGTAGGGTCTGACTTATCACTAACTCTTCTGAATGTCATATACTGACCTCTCTTTTCCTGGTCCGAACTTCGAGCCTCAACCCTTACAAGACCTTCATATTTTGCCGACTTGTGCATGTATTCCGGTACGTTCATTCCTGGTATGTTTATTTCCTTCCGGCTTCCCTTTACCTGTTGGCTTATCGGCAAGTCTGCAAGCTTCAATGGTTGCCCTCCTGCATTACGTGCCATATCGTACACATCTTTAGGCATAACGGAGCTAAATATTCCGGATTCCGCTATTGCTCCAGGTGTGGCGTGTCTGAACGGTATTGTAAGATACCATCCCAAACCGTCCTTCTTTATCTTTGCCTTGTCCGAACGCTGGAACCCTATCTTCTCGTCAAACGGTGTCGCACCCTCTTCCAGCATCATAGGAAGAGGACCTGCCGCCCTTGCAGACAATACAAATTCTACAGATGTGGCGGAAGTCCGGTCTACCTGCATTGCAGACCGATATATACCCCGTGTCTGATGCAGTTCAGAATCCACAAGTGCATTCCACCTTCGCATATATTCCTTTACTACATCGTCAACAAGACGTGTTCCAAGGAATTCTGCTTCTTGTGGTGTCAATGCGAATTCCGCAACCGTTTCCGATATGTCAACATATAGAGGCAACACCTTATTCTTCCGTTATGTATCTTATATCACACCCGAACTTTGCAAACAATATCTCTATAAACTCACTGTCCGTTCCAGACAGACTTTTCCGGCTCAGTGTTACTACCGTTCCTATCTTATAGGATATCACGTCGTCCAACAACTTGTTGAACCCTTTTCTTTGCGCCAATGTAACGTTAAACGTCACATCCTTATATACATCTTTGGCGTGCAGTCCGTTTTCCCTGCAATACCTTTCCAATGCTTCTATATGCTTGTTAAGGTTATGTTTATTCATAACCCTTGCATATATTACATTCTTTCTTTGTCCTTTAGACGCAATCGCATATACCGATTCATCGTCGTAATCTATCCATTGTGTAGCGGAATTATGGGTTTTTATCCTTCCTTCCTTTACATAATTGGATAATGTTGCCCGGCTTATACCCAGGACTTCCAAAACTTTCTTTGCTCTCATATACAAAATGTTTAAAAGTGTACAAAACTAAACATTTTCTTTCAAAGATGCAAATTATACGTCTTCATTATATATCACACCGCTACCGTCAAAATTAGGTTTCTCCATCGCTATAAGATGACTTCTTCTTACAATGGCTTGAACCGGAAGCTCTATCTTATTGAGTTGTCCGCTTTTCTTGTCGGTTGCCCATGAAGCACGTATCTCGTGTGGTAAGTCTATAACATGATATTCCGGATTATGTTTGTAATATACCGACACAAAACCATTTTCGGGCAAAGCGTCCATCTCCATATCCAATATGATACAGTAGGGGTTAACATCGCTTACATGTCCTTTATCTGTCTTTACAAGGGGTTTGTTTGAAGCCTCAAACAGATACATCGCCAATACTTGTACTGGCTTATATGTAGTGAACACAAACGGCTGTCCCATATCGTCATATCTTATAGGAAGATTTTCAGAGAAATAGGATATCTCATTTCTAAAAGATATTCTATCATAATAGGAAAGATTTGCTTTATCTATGTCCCTAACCGTTACCGCCATTGTACCCAGAAGTTCCTGGCTCCATGATTTATATTTATCGGTAAAGTTAATCCCTGTTATCAGCGCCTTTGTGTGTATGGCGTTAACATAGAAATATCCCGTACCAAAACAGTTCTGACAATCCGGCAATGCAGATTCTTTCCCATGACACGGACAACGCAAAGCACGCATTATCTCCACGTCGTACCCTTTGGCTTGTATCGCCTTATCGAACTCCGATTTGAAAAATTCCGGTCTGAAATTACTCAATCCAGAAGATGGAGACTGTAATATGTTTCTTGTTTCTCCCATAACTTAAAATACTGCAAATTTAACCTCGTCGTACACTAACTTCAACCTTCCTACTGTTTCCTTTATCTCTTTTAAATATTCCAATATACGGGCTGAATATCCCGAAGATGTAGCGGAAGCCGTTGTGCTTATACTTTGACTTAATCCGTCTATACTTAAAGATTGTCCGGAAACCCCTGCAATACCAAGAATCAAATCCCCGGCAACTCCTAAAATAGGTAGAGATGCAAGTTTTCCTAACAGATTAATCAAGTCCATAGGCATCTGGTCCACATCCCATCCGGTTATATACTGTACCCTCCAATAATCCGGTATATACTGGAAACGCTGCATACCTATCTGTGACGTTATACCCGTCAATATGATTTCCGCGTTTCCCTGTGTCGTGGAAGACCCGGTAGGAACAACACTCAATCTTCTCTTCCCTTGTCCCATACCGCTATCATATTGACATGATAGCCATCCTTGGGGGTATATAATCTGTTCTATCTTATTGAGCATTCCAATCATGCTTAACGGCTCCCTTACCGGATATGACGGGAACAATATAGGGAATTGCTGCCAATAGTCCTTCTGATAATAAGTCAAAGACTGGTCAATTAACTGTTTACAGAATTTCAAGTTGAACCAGTTTTCAACCTCTCTTTGTGCTGATTCTATATAGAAACGCATGGATTCGTCCGTAAATGATGCTCCCTGCCCTCCATCAATGGTTATCCCATATAGGTATGTCTGCCATATCTCGGCTACAGACAGCACAAGTCCGGAATTTTTCTTGTATTTTATCGTAAAAGTTAATTGACCCATCCTTGTAAAGTATTTTTATTTAGACAAAATCATATCTATAATTTCCTCTTTCTTTTTGCCTTTAAGGTCTTCTTCCTTGAAAGAACCTCCGTCTTCTGTCATTGCAAGCTCTTTCAGTTCGTCCACCTTCATTTTCTTAAGGGCTGTTTTCACCTCGTCATCCTCTTCTTGCTTGATAGGAGCTTCTTCTTCTGGTTTCGTTTCTGGTTCGGGGGCTGCTGGCGCAACCGTTTCTTGCTTTCCTGCTTTCAGTTCCTCAACGCATTTCTTCCACATCTCCACTTCCTTTTCTTTTCTGGAAATATCGACCTTCTGTGCCTCAATGATATTTTTAAGGCGCTTGATTTCTTCCTCGAACTCCTGGTTTCCCTCTTTCACTTCTGAACGAAGCTTTTCTTCAAGGCGTGTTTTAAATTCCGGTTCCTCACCTTCCTTGTAAATATCGGGAAGTTTACGGCTTACTATTTCTTGATAGAGTTCTTCCGATACTTCCGCTCTACCATTAACAAACTGTACCGGGCCACCATTAAGTACAATTCTATGGTTGTTATACACCCGACTTTTTAAAATCACTTTTTCCATAATACAAAATTTTTAAACAAAAAGGGAAGGAGTTCAATTACTCCCTCCCTTTCACTTTTCACTTCTTAAACCTATAAATTTATATCAAGCTAATTACAAGCCTTCTTCACCAATGTTAACGATACGTACAATCTTTGCTGGCTGATACAATACCGGGGTACCGTAGTTCAAAATTGCAAAACGTTTGCTCGGAGATGTAACGGCAAAGTCCATCTTCATGGTGTCTGCAAACTGCAAGTATTCGTTAATCTGACTGTCATTGTAGTATACCAAAGCTGACTTGGTACCTGCAATGATACGGTTGCGGTCACGTACACAATTTGCGGCTGCACCGTCATAACCTGTTGCCATCTGTGAAGCCGGAACCTCAAAGATAGGATAGTATTCAGTGTTTGCATTCAGAACTGCATTCTTCTTGGTACGGTATACCACGAAGCAAGTAGCCGGATATGCACCACCTACGCCAGCAGTAAAGCCAAATTCTACTGATTCAGAAGCAGCTACAGCCCGGGCACCAGCAGATGTGATATTCAGAGGTGCAGATTCACCATAACGATTCTTTGCTGTTACCAAGTAGCCATAAGAGCCAGCATGGTTGCCGAAATTAGTCTTGGTATCGGCTGCATTAACCTTAATAGCAGTACCAACAACCGGAGTAACCGGAGCTTTAGCACTTGTGGCGCCCTTGCCTACCATAATAGGCTTGCGTTCGTCGAAGAAACGGTCATTCTTGATGTTAATCTTACCGAACTGAGTTGTAACGTCGTTTACAGACTGTCCCATTGTTGCACCAGTTACAGAGGCAGCAAGACCTACAATAACTCGCTTGCTTTCGTGGAACATCTTAACGTAGTTGTTGAACACAATCGGGTTAGAAATGATGCGGTCGATATAACCGTTATAAACGTTCACTACAACGTTTGCAGCGTCTTGAATCAGACTGTCATTCAACACAGAACCTTGTGCGTCGATAACTGCCGGACTGTTGAAATAACCGTCTAACAGTTGTTCAGAAGTCTTACCTTCTGCCGTGCCACCGTCCATTTCGTTGATACCCAACATGTGTTGACGGAAAACACCGTCGAACTGCTCGGCTACACAAGAAGAATCAGCGTCAACAAGACGTGTGTCGATAATGGTACTCAGAAGGATAGTCTTATTCTCGACTTCTTTCTGATACATGTCCATATTGCCAGCCAATTTAACCAACATTCCCGGATGTGTAACCTGTCCGGAAACACCCATGAACTTGGTTACAATTGATTTACGTCTGTATTGAGAATCGGTTTCCTGCGGAGTTTCACCTTCTGCATTGAAAATACCAACTTCCTCACCATACTTGTACAACTGGTTGTACTGGTGTACAGTGTTGTCAATCTTATGTTTAGGCATTTCCATGTAATAAACCAACTGGTTCATACGGTTGCCCAGAATCTTCAAGACTGAATCCAAGGATTCAACTTTCAAACCACCACCATTGTTGATTTCGTTGTTATACTGCATTCCGGTCTTAAGACCTGCTTCCATCGCTTTCAAGATTTCTGCCGAATCCATGCCGCCCAGTACATCGCCAGTACCGTTTTGATTGCTATAATTATACAAATCCATATTCTTTTTATTTAATAGAGTTTATTTCACGAATTTTACACCATTCTTTTCGTACATGTAACGTGCAAGATTTTCACCCACTGTTTCAGCGTCTGGATTGATAAGGTATGCAAGTGCATCACTTTCCAGTGACTTAGCGATATCTTCCGGTGCTTCTTCCAAAGACTTTTCAATAAGCTTTACGGCCATAGGTCGGTCTTTCACTACATTAACTTCGTATTTACCTGCCTCATCCTTTCTTTCCTCGAAAGATTTCTGAATAGCGGTCATATTGCCAAGTCCTTCTGAACGGAACATAGGGGTAACACCGGACATCTTGTCTAATTTGTCGTTAATACCATCCACTGTTTCCTGGAACTTGTCAATAGACTTTTGGAAATTCTCCATCAAAGGTGCAAATACAGAACCCAATGATTTCATGATGTCTTCCTTGTCGGATTTCTCCACTTTTTCACCTTCTGCATCCTTATCCTTGGCGGTATTCTTTTCGTCTTCCTTCACCTTTTCTTCGTCCTTAACGGCTTCCTTTTCCAGCTTATTGATATCCTTTTCCTCTTTGGTTTCGGATTCATGGTCTCCTGCTGCTGCTCCGTTTTCAGACTTTTCGATTTTCACGTTCGCCATAATGTACTCGTCAGAAAATCCCATAGACTTCATCAGAGATACGATAGGGTCGTTCAAATATTTTTCGTCCATCTTTATTAAACTTTTAATTGTGTACAAACTTATTTATTAACGGTTCTCAAATAGTCCTTTATAACGTTCAATCCTACATTACCGTTCAGATAATAATTATAAAGCTCTTGAAATCTTTCGTCTCTTTCCACTATGATAGGGTTAATGGTAACGTTGAAAGATTTGTCTATTTTTATATTATATCCGTCCTTCTGTAGCTCTACAAGAACGTTATTAGAACCGTTGTTAATTTCTTCTTTATTGTCCTCTACGAAATCTACTGTCTGCACGCCCTTTACTATATCGGCAAACGAATTTGCATTTACGGGCGTCATTGTCATTGCTACGTTTGTTATGAGCGCTTTTGTCACCTTTTTAGGATTGTTCTTATCTCTTTCAAGTGCTCTTCCTTCAACGGAGAAACCCGGCTTCCGGTCTGTACCGCTTGCAAGCATTTCCAGTGCCTTGTCATAAAAGGCTCTTGCTTCCGGTGATTTCTTCCATAATTGGCAACGCACGTAGAACTTGTTATTCTTTACATATGCGTCCAATGGGTGTCCTATCCAGAACCTTGATTTATTGATAGGGCTTCGTGATGGCAAATGGTCTAAATTGATTAGACCGTGTTTTAAAAAGCGGTCTATTACAAATCCGTTGGGATTCATAGATTCATCCTCCGAATCTATGGAAGAATCGGACGCCAAACCTTCAAAAATCATTTTTTCATACCTTCTATCGTCCCCTACCGGGTAATCCATAGGATTGAAATCTGATTTTTCAAAGTTTGCTTCTGTGAAAAAATTAAATTTTGAATCTACTTCAAACATCTTATAATAATCTGTAATCCAACGAATTGAAATAAACATGTTTCTGTAAATATCTAATAATCAATATATTACAATAACTAAAATATATTTACAGCTTTACCGATTCAAATGTATGGATTTTTATGCAAATAGCCAAAGTTTTATGCAAAAATTATTCACCCTTCGCTTTTAGATAATTATCCACAAACTCAGTATATCCTTTTCCATAGCTTCCTTTAATAAAAAGAAGGGGTGTTTACACCCCTCCCCAAAACAGTTAATGTAATTGTAAACGATATTTAGTTTGCTTGAGTGTTGCCATAAAATCTTCCACCCACGACTTTTCCCCGGCATATTCGGGGTTATTGTCAAGCTTGGAATAGAATTCTCTTGTACGGTCTATAATGAGGTCCACCAATTCTATAGGGTCGTTGACCTCTATTTCTTCACCGTTTATCTCCCCGTCCTTGAAACGGCCGAAACCGCTTTGTCCGGCTTCCATTATCTTATCTTCATAGTCGGAAAGCTCCTCTAACAAATCGTCCAGATACTTGTGCTTGGCATTGTCTTCCTCTTTCCAATGCACATTTTTTGAACGTGTCTTAACACCTTCCAGGAAATTAGCGAAATCGGCAAACACCGTATACATCCCGTCCTCCTTCTTTGCCTTTTCCAGTACATCGGCTTTCACCTTCCCCTCTTGAATCATTTCGGAAATAACACTTTTGAATACCATCGCGTCTTCCACAGAAGAAAACTTCATGGAAACCGTCAGTCCGTCTTCCGACTTCTCTATTTCCTCGCTGTTCGTTTCTTCGTCCGTAGTTTCCGTTTCCTCGTTCTTTGCTATTCCGTCACCTTCCGGTCCTTTTGGTTTGTCGTCCAAATCTTCCTTGCAAATAGCATTCGCATCGTTACAGTCCATCGTCTTTTCAACTTCCTTACTTTTCCATTCTTCCGGCAATTCGCTTTCAAGACCCAGCTCTTTAGCGCGTTTCTTAATCCATGCCTGCACCTTTTCTTTCGGCATATCAGAAGCACCGGACAACTTGATAGCGTCCTTCAAATCCTGGCTGTTTCTGATAGGATATTTCCCGTTCGGCATTGCCTCGCCTTTCTTTGCAAGGTCCTTTCTTTCACTGTGTGAAAAATCGGTCTTGTTGTTCGCTTTCCGTATCTCTTTAGGATATTTCCCACACACGGACTTTACCACATCTTCCGTTACTTTTCCTTCCTGGAAAGCCTTCATCACGATTTCTACCGGGCTGGGTTGCACTTCCAGTCCCAAAATCTTCTTGATATTGTCTTTCATGTCAAAGATGAAGTCGTAATCTTCCAGTTCGGTATCCGGGTCAATCCACATACTGCCGATTTCTTCCTCACCGTCAACCACCACGAAAGCCGGGGATTCATCATCAACGTGCCCCATAAAATAATGAATTTCCGCATTCTTCGTTTTGGCTACACCGACCTCCATAAGAGTGTCTTCCGGAACGTCTATTCCGGTCTCCTCGAAAAGTTCTCTTTGTGCGGCTGTACGGAAATCTTCTCCCTCGTCCACATGTCCCCCCGGTATGCACCAATCGGATGTATAGTTCATGTGTTCCCCTGCTCTCTGTAAGATAAGCAACTTACCGCCTCTGAACAAAAGCACGTCCGCATACTTGACTACCCCGGTCTTTGCCTTCATGATATCATCGTATGCGCTTTTGGAAAGCTTCTTACTTTTCCATGCTTTCTTTGCTACATGAACTGCATATACATCCGCAATGGCTTCCGCTATATCTTCGTCTCTCTGGAATGCGGCAATGGCCTTGAAAACCTTGTCCCTGTCTTTCTGCAATTGTGCAACCCGTGAAGTATGCTCCTTCAAGAACTCGTTGTATTTCTCTTCCGAAATCTCTCTTTCGTCCTTGTCAAGCAGGGAGAAGCTTTTCAATACCTGGCTTCTTTCGGCAAATTCGTTTGCAAGCTCTTCTGTTCTTGCTTCTATCTTTTCGGAGCGTCTCAGCAACTCCCTGTATTCAGACACCTTTTGTTCTGCTGTCTGTAAATGAAATAATTTCTTTAAATTCATAGCTACAAATTTTTCTGCTAAAATACGAATTTTGCACAATCTATCCAAAAATACAGACATTATCAATATAATAGGAAGTGTTTTTCTTCAATTCGGGCTTATAAAAATACCTGTTAAGTGTCTCCACCTTTTCTATCCGGTCAATCCTACCCCTCTTGTTCCCATACAGAACAATTCTGTCGGAAATGTTCAATTCCTTTACTTTTACCGGAACAAGGCAGTTCTTCTCATACGTCCATACCATTTGTTCGCCCGAAATCCTGTTAAGAACACCTTCCTTACCTGCATTAAAATAGATGTTATATACTGGTTCTTGCGGTTTCATTTCGCGTACATGCAGACCTTCCACAAGCGTATAGGAATGTCTTGTCTTCACGGCTTCATTAATCCTTATATCCTTTAGGAACTTTTCGCCTTCAAGCGTCCTTATCTCCACAAACCCGGTGTTGAATCCTCCTTCTCCCATAATCAATGCTCTGTTTTCAGAAACAAACCTTCTTTTGTTATAAGCGCATATTCCGGCCCAGCCTGTATGTTGTACAGTTTTCCTTCATACAAGGACAAGCCTCTTTCCATTATCTTTATCGCTCCTGCACCCATGTGCATGTATTCCGGATTGTCATTATAGAACTTTACGTATTCCTCCACATCCCCCTGTTCTATCTCTTTATCGGGACTTCTTCGACTGCTTCCTCTGTTTACTCCGAAACAGTCTTCATCGGTCCATTCATCAAACGTCTTTTCATCAACAAGCGGTATCGTCACTTGATGCGGCATAGTGAACGAGAGATGTTTTGCGTCTTCACATACGGAGATTACTATCCCCTTTTCCAATACAACGTTTTCCATCTCCCCTTTGAAATTGGTGCACTCCACTCCCTTCTTGAATAGGTTCGTATCATTCATCATACAATAGAGTAATACATACTCGTCTTCCTTTATCTGGTCCAGACGTACCGGGATAACCTCCCAGTTGTACACATCCACCTCTTCCGTGCTTTCCTTGACACGTTCCTTTGTTACCCTTGTCTTCCGTAGGGTCAGAACCTCTACATCTCCCTTATATCCGAAAATCATACCTCAAACACTTTGTCTCCAACATATATTTTTACTTTACTTTTTCTCTCTATCTGTCTCTTGTATGGTTCTTTAGGCGGTTCAAATGAATGCGTCTCGTCATTCCAAACCATACCTTTAGGCACCTCCCTAAGGTCGCATCGGCAGAACGGGTGAACACTATTTAACACTGGTTTCCAATCTTTAACTTTCCTCCCTATATTGTCCCCATTGCTTATAAGGTCTATAAGCTTGAATATCCTCGGTTTGCTTCCTATCCCTGCTGTGGTGTAAAACTTTATACAGTGCTGGCATGCTCCACTGAACACCTCTTTATATACAAGCGCATCCGCCCCCTGCTCCTTCATTATCTGCTGGGCTACCCCGGTCTGATAGATGTTCTGCATCTCGGTTTCCACTATACGTCCCCAATCACGGTTCCAGTCTTCCAGGGAATGTCCTATATTGCTGACAATATTCTGAACGGACTTCTTTTTCAAGACACCCTCTATCATCTCCTTCTTTATCGTTCCCAGCTCCAGTTGTCTCTGTTTCTCCACAAGGGCTTTCACCTCTTCTTCCGATACGGCATTAGACATTATCGTTTTGGCCCGTTCTCCCATCGTCTTTATATAGGAATATGTGCGTGTTGCTGCTGCATAATACACTTCCTTTTCCAGGGGTGTAAGAACTGCCCATTGGTGACGGTCTATATACTTGGTAAAATCGTCAAAATTGAGTGTTGATAATTGTGCTGGCGTGAGTTGCGCACTCAATCTCCCAAACAGATAGGATTGGAAATAGGGTGGTAACTTTTCTATCTCCCTTCTCCATTTATAGCCATACCGCCTTAACAAGGACTTGTCTTCCGGTGTCAACAGTTCATCCCCCATTACATCGGCTACAATCCTTGCAAGACGGTAGTCTATTATATCATACAGTTTTTGTATCTCTTCCGGTGTGAATATCATTTTCCAACCGTTTTTATCATTTCTTTTATAAGCTCCTTTATCATCGCGTCCGATTGTGTAGCGAACATGGTCTGTGCAAGCCCTTCATAACCGCATTGTATTTTCGGGTATCTGATAGGGTCTTTCACGTGTCTTTTCACTCCAATAAGACGCGATACCAAAGGTGTTCTTATACCATCAATTTTCTTTTCCGGCATTCTTCTTACCTTTAATTTTGTAACCGTCGTACAACGATTCGTCCCACATTGACATATCCGGTGCAGGGAAATAAGGGTTTGAAGGCGTGCTTCTATGCAATTCCCTTCCTTCTGGACCCATAGACGCAATTTCCTCCATCGTCCAGTCTTCACCCATTCCTCGCTCTTCAATCTCGAACCACTCATCGGCCGTCATATCAATTCCGTACTTTTTCTTTTCCATAATTAACTCCTTTCTTTAAGTTTCTATGCAAATATACAAAACTGTTCAGAATTGAACAAATTTATAAGTCTATTTTTTTAAGAAACCTATCAAGTTCTTTTTGATTTAACACTTTGTTATCATAAATCACCCCGTTATCGGAATTCCCATCATACAATTTAACGGACTTGAATTTGTCTTTCAATGGAGTTTCGATAACTTTCTTGAAAGATGCGGACGCGCCTTTATGTCCTTTTCTCGCCACTTCTGTAGGGACATACCGTTTCGTTCTTTCAAACCGTTTCTGTATTCTGTCCAAAGCTGTACTGAAATCGGTTGCCACACCTACAAGATGAACGTCATAACCCTGTGCCTTCAAATCATCAACCAATTTTTCAAGTTTTGCTGGATTCCCGAAAACAGCGTCTTTCACAAAAGAAGATTTTTTGGAAATATATTCTTTATCAATCTGTTTTCCTATATCCGATACCTCTTCATGCACATAGGAAGATGCCTTCTTCGGGTCTATCCCCTTCACCCTTTCATAGTCCGGTATCATGTCGCGCATATCGTCCACATCAATAACGGGTAACTTGTCTATAGACGGGTCCTTCTCTTTCATCTTCTTAAGATAATACCCTTTTCCAGAACCACCACCTCCAAGCATAAGATAAGCACGCGGTTTGGTCTCATACAGCATTTTCTTAAAATACTCAGACTTTATTTTGTTATGTACCTTAATCTGTCTGTCTCGCTTCCACGCACTACCTTCTTTATAAAGGTCTTCTGTTGTCTTGGTTAAGTCGGCTTTCTCTTCCTCTGTAGCCTTTCTCTTCTTGTAGGGTAATCCCACAATACCAAGTTTTCGGTTTACTGCGTTGTTCACATATACGCCTTGTTGCGCCTTTGCAATCTCCAAAAGCGTATCATACAATTCTGTACGTCCGAAGCTCTTTTCTAAAAGAGCCTTGTTTATATATCTTTCTAACTTTAAATCATCGAAAGTTTCCATAATTTCTTATTTGTAAAGATTTTTTAAATAATAGTCAACTGCTGGTTTCATTATAGGATTGTCGTTAAACGACTTGTATTGTGCAAACGGGTCTTCCTCGTCTTCCGGCACACCTTCCGGCTGCTGTCCAGGCTGTGAAGCTCCGAACATCTTGTTTTGTTCTTCTGCCTGCTTCATCCCCTGGTATACCTGGTTAAGAATGATGTCCTTTTCGGGGTCAAAGTCACGTCCGTTGTACTTCTTGAATATGTCCTGCATAGAAACCATTCCGCTACTCAATTTTTCAGAATCCAGTTTTACCTGTGCTTCCTCGTCTTCCACCTCTATTCCGGTAAATGCAAACTCGTAGTTTTCATCCAGCTCACTCACAATATACTTTGTAATGACACCCTGCAAGAATATCAATAGAGGCTTCAATCCTTTTTCCCGGCTGTGCTTCAATCTTTCGCGCTGCCCGTCCTGTCCGAATATCTGCTGACTTTCCTTGAAATTGAATCCAAGTTCGGACGGGTCTATACGGTATACGGAACATGTCATTATAATAAGAAACTTTATCCATTCGTTAAATTCCATATCACGATTGCTAAGTTTCTGTAAATCAACCCATTCCAAATCAATACCGTTTATGACTGGGGTACGGTGCGAATTCTGGTATCCTGCCATCGTCTGTGTCCATGCCTGCCTAAACTCCTGCAATGTGCTGTTTGATATGTTAGGATTCTTTATATTGATAAACCCTTTAGGCTGCGAACCCTGGCAGTTATGGACTGCCGTATAGTTAGCAAGGAATATGTGCTTGTCATTGAATACCTCTATATCATAAAGTTGTTCTTTCTCTTTTACAAGTTTAGAATTGTCCGTTACTTTATAGAAATGGTAGTTCAATATTTCCGGTACACTACATCCAGCCTCTATCAAAACCCTTATGAGCTTACCTCTGCTTATCCTTCCACCTTTTTTCACATGATGCTTAGAAAAAGATATATCACCTCCCTTGTTGTTTTCCAGTATATCCAGAGCCAGGGAGTTAGGCACCAAGTCCCATTTGTCCTTTGTTCTTTCTCCTCTTGATATACCTTCATTTTTATAATCTTGCAAATAACCTATTTTATTAACAAAAGACATTACATCTTGAATAACAAGTGTTACTGGGTCATTATATCTGCTTTTACTTCTATTGCACTCTCTCGCAGCAACCCCAACACTTAACAACAACTGTAATATATCTTGTCTCAAATCATTATTCACACAACAAATAGTAGGAGTTTTATAACCCATTATATTTGCAGACGTGTGTCCGTCTGCCGAAAACAGACCTCTCAAAAACGCACATCTCAACTCTTCCGGCAAGTTAAATACGGAAACGGGTATCTTCTTATCTCTTGTATATCCGAATCCTATACTTATAAACCAATCAATAAAACATGTATCATATATGAATATATACGGATATCCATATTCCCCATCACTCCTTTGTGTAGAAGGATTACCTTTCTTTATACGGTAATTTATTCCGTATTTATCCAACACTTTAGAAAAATCACCAAAAAGTTTTTTATCTTTTGTATGATGTGGGAAAATTTCAAGCCTGTGTTCCAACCAGGTACCGTCCCCCAAAGCAAAGCCAATCATTTCCCAGAAATTCTTATCCTTCACCATTTCCAAAGAAGGTGTAAAGATTCTCTCCTTCTTAAGTACAGCTTCCTTTGTCGGGTTAGTAAATTCTCTAAAATATTCTCTTCCTATAAAATAATCCTCTTCGTGGAAATCGCCATAGGTATTTATATCCACAAGACAGTAATCGTCTGTAGTCAAATCCTTTTGTTCTTTCCATTTGGGAGACTTATCTTTATCCGTTATAGTCAAGAATCTGTGTTCTCGGCTTGTTCTTATCTTTAAGCCGTTATACAGTCTTGTTTCGTACAAATCATCTATTCTTGTCTTGTATGCGGATGCCTTGCAGTATTCCACACCGTCAAAAATTTCAAATTCTGTACCTACCAAATCTTTTATTCTTCTTAAACCCTTATTCGTCGTAACGAGTGTTTCTGGTGAAACACAAAAGAAATTCGCATTATAAGAAAAACCCCACAATATCCAAGTTATGATATTCACCAACGTTTCCAATTCCGATACCCCATATCCGTTTCTTCTTACATCAGATGTCTTGTTTCTGATACCAAAACCAAGCTCCCACGGGTAATACAATATCGGTTCCTTCGTTATAGGGTTATGAAGAATCATTTCATCCCACACCATGCAGTAACGCGGCAAATGCCCCTTGAATCTGTACTGCTCGAAACCTTCCCTTTGTCTGGGGTCTACGCTGTCAAGAAAACGTATCAAAGAAGCGTCCACAGCGCGGAATTTCTGTAATTCCCACATTCTGTTGCGGACCATTTCAAAGGCCAACTGGTCTAATGTAAGACTATCCGACATTATTTTACTTACAAATTCCTGCAAGCTGTCTACATTGTCCCATTTGTCCGTCCATCCTCCCTTTTCCAGGAAATCAACTATCTTTGAAATCTTTTTCTTGTCCTCGTTTGTCAATTTCTCATCCCCGGTAGAAAAAAGGCTCTTCTTTTTTCTGATTGTGAAGCCTTCCTTTTGCTCGTCTTCCGAAAAATCCATAAAGTTCATTATCTGTTCCACGCGTGTAGACACGATACTTTTCACTATATGAATGTCCCCCATCCGACGCAATACGGAAAAGGACAGAACCCCTTTAGAATCCTTGAATCCTCTTCCGTTACCGGATATGTCGTTAGGGTCAAAGAAAACAGACTGAATTTTTGTAGGCTGTCTATTGATTTCTCCCAGATACAAATTAGCCTTCATTATCTCCCCTGCATCGTTTGAGTTTAACGCAGCCTGCAATTTGCTTTGGAATGCCATAGGAGCGGCCTTTTGCAGCCTGTCTATCTCTTCAATGGACAAACTCGAAAGACTTGCAATCAAATCTGGCTTTTCCGCTTTTTGTATTATCTTTCCTTTTCTCTTTCCCATTGTAAACAATTTTTATTCTCCAGCCAATTGTGTAAGGTTTACCGTCGCTTTCTTTCCTCCTTCTACTGCCGTAACAACTGCCGTTCCGGTACGCTGTGCGCCAGTATTTGCATCCGCCACTACAGAATATTCAGTAGAACCCTTGGTAAATCCCGTACCACTCACTACAGTAGTGTAGTCAACCGTCATAGGTGAACCGTCATTCTTCCCGTTCACTTTCTTCTGCTTCTTGCTTGAAACACCGAATATCTTTGTTTCTCCTGCTGCTGCAAATGAAAGTGTTGTCGGGTCTGTAGTCAATGTGTATTCGTAGGTGATTACTGCTGCAAGCTGTGTTAACGTAACCTTTACTGTCTTGTTACTTCCAGTCTGTGTAATGGTAATAGAACCGTTATTAGCTGCTTCTGCCTTATTTTCAGCCGCCACTATACTATAATTTTCTCCATTGGTGGTTTCTGATGAAGTCTCGCTAAATCCGGTTCCGGTAATTTGTGCAGTCGTATCTACCTTCTCGACATCACCAGACGGTTTACCGTTAACTTTTTTCTGTCTTGTTGAAACAACTTGTAAACTCTTCGTTTCTCCAAGCGCTACAAACTGTATGGTCTGTGAGTTGGCTGTAAGCGCATATTCGTAGGTTACAGTAGATGCAGCCTGGTTGCATGTAATCTGCAATGTCTTTCCGCTTTCATTCTGTTTAACCGTCACTACCGCTTTTCTTGTCGTGTTGTTGGGGTTCTCGTCAACCGTTACTTGTCCTCCACCGTCAACCTTGAATCCGGTTCCAGATATTGAGAATGTTACCGGGACACCTTCTGGATGTCCTACTGGTTGTCCATTCTTGAAAGTCTGCTTTGAAGACGTCACTACGCACATATCATCACCTCCCTTTGCAGGGAAATTGAGTGTAGGTTCTTTAGTCTCCAATACGTATTCCACAACTTCCTGCACGTCCGACAATACCGCGCCTTCTTCTCCGAATCCTTCCGGATATGAGATAAGCTTAACAAGCGCCTTAAACGCCCATTCCTTGAACTGTCCGATATTATAGGTGTGTCCGGGTTCAATCACGATACCCAGCCCCTTATAATATTCCACATCACCATGAAGGCTTTCTGTAACGAAAACCTTCATCTGACCGTCGATTCCGTCGGTTACGACGGTCATTTGGTGAACATTGTCCTCTGTTGTAAACAATAACCGTAACATATCCTTATGCGTTTTGTGCCACAAGTTCTTCGCGCCACGTATTGTTGTCGGTCATTACAACCACGTTCAAATCTTCCTTTGCATCCAGACCAAGGTCAGCCAGCGTAAACGCCATAGGTTTACCGGACATAACTTTTGTAGAGATGGTTTTGCGGTCTCCTCTCACTACCCCGAATCTTTCTGCGCTCTCATTCAGATTCACGCTATTAGGGAAATAAATGTCGACATCCTTCTTTGCCGGAACACTTGTTTTAATGGTGATTACACACGCATCTGCATCGTTCCATTCTGCCGTTACCGCAACAATTTCATTCAATCCCTGGGGGTCGATAATCAATTCCAAACCCTTTTCTTCCGCAAATGCTACAAGTTCCTCATGCATCACGGCTTCGCCTACATTCCATTTGAAACCAAGCTTCAAAAGCTCCGCACCGCCTTCGGGGTCCGTCACGTTTCCTTTAGGGGTAATTCCGCGCGGTGATTCAGTGATGAATACTTTCTTCTGGTCGCAACTACCATCAGTTACCAATGTCACATCAATATTCTTGTCTTCGTCCAAAAATCTATACAGTCTCATAATCTTTTTTCTTTTAGGTTATAAAATACGAATTTGTTATTTTATCGTCTCCGGTTTCTTGTCTCCGAATTCGTCGAAATCAGACAGATATTTTCTAATTCTCTGAGGTACCAAAGTAGGGCTTACCTTTGCCGCGTTCTCCACGATTGAAATTGATTCTCGTATTATAAGCGCGTTACACACCACGGCACGGAACCATGTGTATATCTCCACATTGCCGCCTTCCACCGTAAAGTTCCCCATCACATGCGAAACAATCAGAATAGCGGAATAAATGAAAAGCTTCGTAATAATCATTGAAAAGCCCTTGCTTGAAAAGTCCTTGTTCTTGATATGATATACCCAGCTTACAAGTGTGTCTATCACTATAAGAATCATTAGGTATTTCAAGAATTCCCAGTCCCGAAACACATATTTCTCAATGAAGGATGCCGTGTTGGAAAAAGAGATAGGTATGCTCAGCAACACGGGAAAATATAAACTCATTACGTATTCCCTTATTTTATGTATTTTCTCCATAATCATAAGACAGAATTTTAAGAAATGGTGTATGCAATATGTACAAGTTTACTCGGTGATGCTTCCGGGTATTTCTTTTTCAGATAGTCATAGCGTTCTCTGATAACGTTCTCTGCCTCTTTAGGGTTGTGCCCCGACTTTGCGGCCGCAGCCACAAGTTTTTCAATTGTAGGAAAGCCATCTTTTCCTTTCTGCTTGTCTTCCTTCGCGGTCTCCTTTGTCTTGATTCCCTGGCGTCGTACCCATCCGTTAGCGGTCTTCACATATTCTTTCCCTCCCCAGCTTTTGACGGTTCCGATAGGTTCGCCCTTCCGTGCCTTCTCTATATCATCAGATACGCACATTCCGGCTATGCCCTTGAAAATGTTCAGAGGTGTTTCCTTGTATCGCAACATGTTCCGGTTCTCGGACATTGATTTGAAAATTCCTTCCTTTCCCGGTATCACTTCCACTTGTGAGGGTCTTATGAACATAGGTTCTTCCTCGTAAATGTCATTCAGCACTTTAACCGTTTCCAGTGATTTCCAGTCCGCAGCCGCACATGCTTTCTCGAACTCGTCCATTTCGTCCTTTTCTGACTTGTTCAAAACATCAGTAGCAAAAGCCGCTACCTGCTTTGCGGTGAATGCCTCATAGTCTTTGTCAATGAGAAACTGTTCAAATTGTGCACGTCCGAACACTTTCTCTTCTTTTTTATTAATATTCATGAATAATGCCTTTTAAAGTTATAACGAAATTGCAATTACAACGGTAAAAATAGGCATTATCAGTCAAATAACCAAGCTTTTAACTTGAATATTTATCCAATACCGGGTATTTGTACTTCGCGCGGATAGGGTTTGTCTTTATATACTTCCGTCTTCTGTTTTCTACCCGTTTCCTGGTCCTTTCGGCTTTCGCCAAAGCCTTTTCTATCTGTTCGCGTCGCTTCTCGTCACGCGCTATGCGTTCCCGTATCATCTGTTCTGCGTACAGTTCTACGTCCTCGGTCTCATAGTCATTGTATATGTATTCACTTACCGTTTCCATATTCTGTATGCTTCAAATTCGTTAGCGTTATAACCCTCATATTCGGGTGCCTCATAACATCGGTAAGTAATGTATTCATTAGAATAACACTCGTTATCGTCTTCTGATAAATATTTATACTCTTTCTCCATATAAGGATAGCTTACCCTTTTTATTTCCTCTTTTTCTCTATCAATAATTTCTCCATCAATAAATATTCCTTCCTTTAAAGCCACTTTGTCCTTCATTTCTTGGCTTGAAGCATTATCGTACCCTTTCTTTGTCTTTATAAAGGTTCTTGTGACATAATAAAAAGCCTTTCCAACTATAGAATCTGTAATCTTTTGATATTCTTTAGCAAAGATATCCTTCCATTTACTTTTAGGCGGCAAAGATATAGTAAAAGATTTACATTTATAGGTATATCTCAACATTCTTATCGGTTTGTTCGGGAATTGATATGCCATTTCTCCGAACAACATTTTAATCTTATTTATAAAGTTCCTTATAATTCTGTCACTCAATCCGGTATTCTTGGAAATCTTCCTCATTCCTTCATGAAAGGAAACAACACACCCTTGCCAATTAAGAGCATGAAGGGCGTTTCTGCGAAGCCTTTCTTTTACCGTTTCATATACCTTATCATCATTGTATTCTTCTGGGTCTCCTCCTTTATCCAAATACTTTTCAAAATCCACATTCATGTATTGCATTATCTCATCTTCCCGGTCTTCCATATCGTTCCATTTTTTTATACTATCAAAAGCCTTTTCTCTGCAATGATTATAGAAATCAGTCCTTTTAAGCACATAATGCAATAGAAGGGTGTCACATGGTTTCCAGTCGATACCCTTTTGCTTTACTGCCTGCAAAAAATAATCTGGTAAATAAAAACTCTCTTTAACACCTTCATCCTCTTTTTCTTCTATACTCTTTAGAATCCTGCATACTCCCTTTTCCGGGAATTTAATGTATTCTTGTAGTCTTAATTGCTTTATACACGTTCTTATCTGATAATAACTTAATCCGGTCGTTTCTTTCTCAATCTCCTTTGCAAGCTCCCTTGTAGTAAAATTACGTTCGTAACACGCATCATAATTATACAAGTCACCTTCAAACTTTCTGTATCGTTTTGTTATGCGCGTTATTGCATAATAGACAGCTTTAAGATTTGCCGCACAAACTCTCTGAACCCTGTTCTTAATCACCTTCTCTTCCATCATATTATCTCCTCCAAAATAAAAGGTGATATTTTCTTACCGTAAATAACCTTTGAAATCCTTTCTATGAAATCTATAACTTTATTCTTTTCAATCAAACATACCCAAGCTATATAACAACAATTATCATAAACATATCTATAAAGTTTTGGGAAATCACTGCAATCTTTTATCTTAAAAGAAACAAATGCCAATATAACCAAATCCGTAAAATTAAACTTGAATTTTAATTCTACCAATTTATCATATACTGGCTTTACAACGCATTCAAACGCTTCATGATTATAAAAACGCAAAAAATTAAAATGGTCTAAATCATAACAATAAACACTTCTCTTTGAAATAAAAACAAGTCTACCATTAACCAACAAATAATGTAAACAATAATCTACAAGACCTTCATATTTAGGGAATTCCCTTTTTAAAATAACAATCAGTAAATCTATATTAATTCTTTCTCTGTCTTTGAAGAAATGATAAAGGAAACCTGTTATCTCAAACATTGCGATAGTTGTCTCCCTATACATCAACTTATGGAATATATTTTCTGAATCTTTTTTCATACCGTTTCGTTTTTAATTTCTCACTTACCGCTTCTTTTTTGTTTTACGTCTTGCTAAAGGACGCTCACTTCTTCGACTTCACTTTTTAGCTAAAACAAAAACAAAGAAAAGGGGAAATTTTGAAAAGTAAGTCAATTTAGTGAGAAACTAAAAACGAAAACCCCTTTTCTTTTTGCGGCTCTCAAATCTTCATCAGACTTTAGCCGCTATGTTTTAGCACTGCAAACATAGGGATAAATTTTCAATCCACAAAATTTTTTCGAGAAAATTTTTGCCGGGACGCGCTTTTTCCAAAATTCCCTTCTTGTTTTCGTCTTTTCTTTTGCTTCATCTCCCTTTTTTATTTTTACTTCCGTTAACACTTTCTATATCTCACCTTGTCCTCTTCCCCATTTTTCACTTCTTCCTCCTTCCTCCCCCAAACCCCCTATTGTTATATTGCAGTATTCCTCTTCTCTTCCTCCTATTCTCAAAATATAAAGAAAAACAATGGAAAATTTTCTAAAGAAAATTTTCTTCTATCTGTCTGCAATTTTTTTAAAACGTTGATTTCCAGATAGTTATAAATAGTAATAAATATTGACAGAAATTTCCTCGAAAAAGCCTACCTTTACACGTGTTTAATCTTAAAAATTGTAAAATCATGAAGGTAATTTATGAATCGAAAATTGCGAAAATTATCATCCCGAATTTTTCCGCAATCCTAATTTTTTGCTGGCTGTTATGCAAGAAAATGAAAGAGTATTATGACGAAGAATTCCTAAAACATGAAGAAACGCATTCCTATCAATGGAAATCATTAATGATACCGGGCACCGTGCTTTTTAGCGGTCTTGCAGGCGTTTTCTCGTGCCCCTGGCTACTTCTCCTTATCCCGTTGACGTTCTATCTGTATTACGCCCTGGAATGGCTTGTACGTGTAATAGGAGCCTTAATCAAATATCACCCGGGTTTCAGTGGCGGTATAAAGAAATGGATTAAGAGAATCAAGGCTATAAACCATGACTGTTACCATGCAATCGTGTTTGAACAAGAAGCGAATGCAGTAGAAAAAGGACTGGTAGATTATGGTTTTTTGTCATTCTTCAAGTATTATTAACTCGGTTGTCAAGATTTAGAAAAGAAAAGGGACGTTTCACAACGTCCCAGTCTGTCGGGTTTCGCTAAACCCAGGTTCTCATACTACAAAACAAAAATGAATAATTATATAAATTGAGTGAATATTTATGCAATAACTTTCTTTATGGAAATCGCGTTCTGCTTGATATTCCCGATTTTCCGAATAACCTCATTTGTGGAAATATCCCTATAGGAGAGAAGAATTTCCGAAAGTTCGGCAATCTTATCCACAATCACATTCATTTCCTGTAACCGTTGCCAGCTTATGGAGACGGAAAAATGATTTTTAATAAACTCGTCACGGGCTGTTCTTGCTTCTTCCACGGTCCGGAAATAACCGATATTGTACTTCTTCTTTTCAACCTCTATTATAACCCGGTACGGCTTGTTCTTCGACCGTTTGTCATAATAATAGATATACCTGTTACTTCTCGGCTTCATCGTCTTCTTTCTCCTTCTTTTCAAGAACCGGAATAGGTCCCAGGCAGTGAACAAAGATGGCTGTGATAAACGGGGAAATGATAAGTGCCAGAAGCATCCATACACCGAAACTCCTGTTCATCCTTTCTGCCGTAGAGCCTACTTCGGCACTCAACATAAGATGAACGATAAAAATAATGATAGTTAAAAATACGATACCTGCATTCATAATTTAATCCTCCTTTTTATTTAGTTCGTTAATAATTTTTACTGCATATTCCTTTAGGGTATCATCGTCCATCACTTCTCCCATCTCTTTATTTATTAGGGATAACGTGCCGTCCAGGTTCTTTCTGTATACGGCAATCATACTCATGCTTTCGCCCTTTGCCGGGTCATACACGACCCGGAAATTCCCTTTGCTTATTGTTCTCATGTTCTTGTAAAATTTTTGTTTGACTTCATTTTAATAGATTATTCAATTCTTGATTCCGTTAAATACGGAATTGTATTTTGTTTCGATAAATGCCGTATGTCCTTCATATTTACCGTTTATCTTCATTTCCAGATAGCAATACTGCAACCCATCATATCCAGTGAATTCCTTATATTCCAGTTCATAAGGTTTTAAACCTTCCTTGATTCTTTTGGACTGGTTCTTATCTAACCATTTCCTTGAATTCATAGCGTTATTCCATCCTGCTAATTCCTTCTCGTATTCCCATTGTGTTTCATTTGAAAAATAGATGGTTTTATTTAGCAATTTCTTTACGCAAGTAAGACCTACGACATATTCCTTGTTATCCATTTCTCCTTTGATTATTGCAAAATTGAATATCGTGCGTCCGCAATCCGAACAACTGTAGGCTATTCCGTTTTCAACTCCTTGCATACACATGCTGATAAGCTTGTATTCTTGTTTTGGTAAATTTCCTTTTTTCATGACTTTGTTTCTTTAATTTGTTTGACTTAATTAACCGCCTCCCTTAAGAAGACATTGCAAATATAAAACCTTATTTGGACATAAGCAACTGCTTATGTCCTTTTAACATAAGATTAACATATAACCACAAAGAAAACACCCGGAAACATTCTTTCACGAAGAGCGTAACCGGGTGTCAGTCAAACAAATATAAAATTTAGAGAAAGAAGGTTCTAAGTTATGTCCGGTTGAAAATATGTCGGATAATCCCAATCCTTGATAAGCTCCTTAAGCTCCTTCCAGGGAATGAAAATGGTGTGCGACGAAAGAGCCGCTTTTTTGTCATAAGTCCAGTAGATGGAAGAAAAAACCGGGTTCTTGGACTTTACAATACTTTCGGTAGTCCGTCCTCCCATGTCTTCGATAATTTTGCTATATCCGAAATAGCTGATGTTGCGACCCAGTACAAGACAAAGGATATCGCCGGATTTGCACTTTAGGGCGCGTGCTACAGACGTTCTGTCCTCGACGCTTATACTGTCATTGTCACGAAGTAAAACAAGCTTGTTAGAATAACAAAGCCAATCTATGTACATGCTTCCCCCGTCGTATGTAAATTCGTTTTTCTTTGCCATTATATCAAATCTTTATAATCGTCTTCCATCCTTTTTATCTCGTTCGTCAATTCCTGGCTTAAATGGAATAGGAACTGTTTCTGGTTGTCTTCCATCTCGTCCTCGTTACAGCTCATCTTCCTGGAAAGCTGGTCCAGATACCGGATAAACCGCTTTCTCTGAATAAGGTCTATATAGGAGACCACATAAAGAAGAGCGTCCATTCTTTTCTGAATTCCTGTAACTGCCCCTATACACCACAAAAGAAGGGTGATAAGGACTACTGTAAGAAGAACGAGACATATAAATATCGCTGTTACCATAGCTGCAAATATATAAAAATAAAACAAATAATTAATACTAAAGAACGGTCAAATTTTCGTTCTTGTCAATATATACGGGTCTTGAAACAAGGGAACAAGGAGAAATGACAACATATTTGCCCGGTCGGACTTTCCGCAGTGTCATTCCCCGGTATTCGGCAATCTGTCCCACCCAGATGTAGCATTCCTTCTTAATCATCGAGAATACTTTTAATTAAGTCCAGTTTCTTTTTAGCCTCTTCCCCGGTCTGGAAATAGTTATGGACATCGAACCTATAATTGTCTATGTAATCAAACATCTCTATACGGGAAGTCACGCAAAAGGGATTGGGACCATTGAAATCAATGTAATAATACATACAGTCCTTCTTGGCACGCCAACGAAGATTTTTAAGGCATTTTTCTTTCTCGTCATAGTATAGCCCATTTTCGGAAAGAACGTTGTTTATACGCTTCTTTTCTTCTACTGTAGAGAATCTATAAGCCGGGATAAGGTCATAATGGGTAAACGGGTATCCGTTTTTATACGTATGTAATTTTTCACCATAACGCAGAATAGCATGATAAGCTACTTTGGTGTCTTCGCGTTCACATTCTCTGTATATTAATATCGTACCGTCTTCATGCGTCAGACAATCGCCATCGTTAAGCTCCATCAAATAGTAATCACCATCATGTATGGAAATAAATTTCCCGTCTTTGTCACATAAAACCTTTTTCATAATTGTAAAATATTTTTATTAGAAAACATAATTAATCAAATCAGAAATCCAGGACATGAATTGTATCATTCCAAAGAATAGGAAAGCACAAACGATTGCACCTACTCCGTACCAGAAACGCACCCACCATTCACGATATTTGGCTTTCAATATTTTATTACCGAAACGACCGTGAAAGAAATTTATAAGCTGCTTTTTCATAATGTAAAATTTTTAGAATTCAACAAGAATAAGACGTTTACCGCTTTCTTTTTCACTGACCCACATATGGTTGGAACCAAAGCCGTAATCAAAAATAGAATTGAATGTAACCGGGTATTCGATTGAAGAGAACTTCATAGTATCTCTAAGTTCATTTTCGTTTTTACACCAGGTTATTCTGTTAAGTATATTGACATAAAGAGAAATTGCTATTGGCGAACAATTAACATTTAACGGGTTTTCTACGATTGCTTTCATGATTTATATCTTTATTTGTTCAACATTTCAAGCTGTCTTTGAAGGAGTTTAGCGCGATTCTGCTCGTTGGACGCAAACTCCATATTACCGATAGATTTGTAGAAAGCTACGTTTTCAAGTGCTTCTGCAAGCGCTTGTTTCTTTTGGGAAATCATAGAGGAAATTTCGTTATTATTACCTCTTTTTACCATCTCTTCGAGTTCCGTACCTCTTACTTTGTAGAATTCTGCTTTCATATCTCAATTCTTTTAATTTGTTTGACTTATCGTTTTCCTTATCACATTGCAAATATAAAACCTTATTTGGACATAAGCAACTGCGTATGTCATTTTAACATAAGATTAACATAACCTTTCTTTCAGTGACATTATATTTTTCGGAAATAGAAGAAAATGGTATGTGATTATCAGACAGTTAACCCTAACTCTGAAAATTGAATTGTTTTTCAGTGTACAATAAAATAGAGAAAATGAAAAACCGGGAACCGGATAAAACACCCGAATTCCCGGCACCCCGAAAACAATCAAATCACCTTATCACTGGTCCAATCATTAGAATTGTTAATTTCTTCTTCATCCACCAAAGGATAGGGATAAGTGATTTCCTCTTCCACAACTTCTTCACCTTCCGAAAGCATCATGATAGGAGGTACAAGCATGTTGTACGTCTCTTCATGCAGCAGCGCCTTCGTGCCGTCGTTACTCATTCTTCTTGTCTCCCAGTCTTTATCGAACTGTTTCAGTTCTTCTATGGGTATAACTAACCATTTCATATTATTCAATTTTTACGTTTCAACCATTCTTCATTAAGCCGTTCTTTCTCGACCTCTATTTCTTCTGGTGTCAAAGACTTGTTATAGAGAGCAAAGTAGTAGATAGCACAATTGGAGAATTCATGTGCTCTATTCAAATCAATATTAAAACCAGCAGCACCTAAAACCAAATATTCTGTATCTTGTAATGAGCCACGACTTATAGTACCTCCATTATAAGAAGTAGTTGTCATATAAGATACATTATTTTGTTGAATTGTACGGTAGTTATTTTGTCCGAAGCTGGTTAACTGATTATTTCTTTCAAAAATAAATGTACCGTCCCATTGAGAGGATGAAGTTCTTTTACTTGCTATAGCACCAGATTCTTTATTTATTATTTCTCTCCTACATATCACTGTATAATCGTTAAGAATAGGCAGATTATTACATATACCGTAATCATCCACTCCATCGAATACCAGCGCACCCTCATAGGCAGATGGTAGTTGGGTGATGGTGATATTACAAGAATCCAATATATTCTTTGTTCCAAACCCTAAATAACCACTTGAAGGAACGGGAATAGTATATATACCATCTTTTGAAATTTTTATTCGAGCATTATCATTATCTATCTGTAAAGTATGTTCTTCTGAAACGTTTGATACTTTGATTTTGAAAGACGAATTTAAAGTAAAAGTATATATTATAGGAAATATTGCAATATTTGATTTCTTTAGAATGATAGTATTTGATGCTCTATATATTTCACCTCTCTTATTATCAAAGGAAAAGGAATTAAAATCTACCTCATATTTCCCGAACCCGGAAGAAAGAGAATAAGTGAAGTTCTTGAGAGCCATCTCATTACCCATCACTCCTTTAATAGAAGAAGGCTTGTCAATATTGGACAACCCGGACATAAACCATGCGTCCACCATAGCCTCATTGAAGGGTGGAATAGGAGGACCAGCCTTGCCAGCCTTCCTACCAAACAAAAGACTTGTACCGACCCCAATCATAACCCTATATTGAATTGTGCAGTAGTACCGTCAACAAATACTTTATCAATAAGATAAGGCATAGGAGAACCCATATAAGCGGAAACCTCAGTCTCGGAAATGGTGTATGTATCTGGACCAGTCTCACCGATAAGGTGTACTTTGACAGTACCAGCAGCCAACGGAATAATAAGAAACGCCCTTTTATCATCGGGAATCAAGGTGTACTTTGACAGTACCACATCTTCGGCTGGTGTGCCGACCTCGAAAGCGCGTGAAATCGCTGTTATGCTCTCAAAACCCTTGTTATTTGCTATACTTACTTTAGTAGGATACATAATTATTTCAATTTAAATTTACAAATGATAAAAATACGAAATTTGCAAAATCGCGGCTACAGTATACTGTAGTATCGATTGCCCTATAAGGGAGAATACTTTCTGTATATAGTAAAATATATTTACGCATTAAATAGTGTCACCTTCTGCCCGTTGCATAGGTCCATAGTGTCCACATGCAGCCAGCTAACACCGTCTTCCAGTCTGATAGGATAAGGAAGCTTGTTGGAATCGTCCACAATGATTTTCCGTGCCGCTTCCGCTTCCATACCGGACACAGTAATATCGAATGCGCGACCCAAACAATGAGCCGAAAGATACGGCTTTTCAAGCATTGTCTTTTCCTTGCATAGAACACACACATTGCATCGTAAACCGCGCTGGGAATAGCTGCCTCCGTTATTCCAGTTGTTGATAATGAAGGGCTTGCATAGGATTTCCTCCCTCAATACAAGGAGCGTTTCCAGTGCTTCGGTCGTGAAAAAGCTCCATATCTGCGATTCTGAATACTTGCCGTATACGTGGGGGCATACAAGTTCGGGGAGCGTGAAATACCTTCCCAGTCTTCCAATAATCTCTTTTCTTTCCACGTTACTAAAATTATTTATTTTATTCATCAAATTCGTATTTATATCACAAAACATTTACTCTGATAGGGTTAAACGCTAACCCACTACCGATTATCTGCTGTACAGCAGAATCACCGAATACTTTTCTTACTATTCCGATTGAACCGTTTATATCTGCATTAATCAATTGATTTACAGACGATTGGAACAATCCGCGTTTCTTTCTTTTCCCTAAGTAAATATCGTGTTTTTCGAGAGTTTCAAAAGCCAAATGGTCTACTTTGGATGTATAACTTTCTTCTGTTATTTTTACATCAATACCGACTAACTTTGCCTTGTAGGAAATTTTATCAATAAGACTTGAAAAAGGAATTTCAACAAATTTTTGATTGTTCTTATTTCCAAGATTGATATTCTGTTTCCAATTCTTATTAAGACCTATTGTTATCGTACCTATATCGTTCTTCTTGCAAAAATCAATAATAAACCTGCTGATTTTATGTATTTTATCATTAATCCAAAGATTGCGATAACAAATCAACCTCTTTAATCTTTTTGAGATACCCTTGTCTCCTACAAAAGACATCCATTTTGCTTTTGTTTTGTTGAACCATTGATTAAAAGATTTGACAACTTTTCCGTTTACAATGAAAAACTTCTGGTTTACATTGTTGGTACATGTACATAAATTGTTCAATCCTAAATCAATTGAAAGGAAGTTATCTTCTTGTAAATTAAGATTTTGTTCCTTTCTTTCATAAATCACTTCCACAACATAACATGTTGCTTGCGGCACTATCCTTACTTGTTTAAGTTCTTCTTTCTCTACATTGGTTTTTATTGGTTGTATAATGTTTTTAATAAAATGAATATATCCATCTTGTTTTACTCTACAAGAAGCAGTAGTGAAAACAATCATGTTTTGTTTCTTACCGCTTTTGTATTTCGGTAATTTGGGTTTTGAATGAAACTTTGAAGAATTTTTCTCAAATTCCTTAACGCTTCCCATCCATCCCTTTATAGCTAAAAACACTTGTGCTATCACTTGTTGAGAAATAGAAGAAGGTAAATTCCTAAAATCAAATTGGTTTTCTCTATTTAGTTTTGTTGAAAATTCATATTCTTTTAAATAACTATTTGAGAAGATGCCTTGCCGGACATTATACAAAACATAGTTGTACAATAATCCGGACTTGTGACAAACTTCCTCAAATCGGTTATCCTTAATAATATGTCTTTCAACTAACCTCATTGTTTAATTAATCTTATTGTCAGAAATTTCATATTTATTCTTTTTAAATATAAACAATAAATATGAAATAAACAAATTATTCGCTTATAAAATAGGGGTTGCAGCCATTTAAACCGGGCTTTCACCCCCAGCCATAACAGACTTGCAACCCCTACCGCTTTGTTAACCTTTAAATACAACTGCGATACAACCTTACCAGTTATCTATCACATCAGCAAAGATAGTGTTTTTATCTCAAAAAATGAGCTAAAGTTCAGAAAATAATCGCTCGCACTCTTCCAGCTCCTTTTCCATTCTTTCTTTTATAAGCGGAAAATAGGTTTTCGCCATATCCTCGTTGATATGGAAATAGGAATCGTAATGGTTCGTTATCTGTATCTCTCCCTCCATCTCAAACCTGGAAATATGCTCTATTTCCTTTTTCAGATTTTCGATTTTATTGTATAGCTTATTTGCCTTTGTTAATTTCGACTTGTCCATAACTGCTTGATAATAAAGCCCCATTTCGGGGCTTTTGTGAAAATAATAAGTATACCGAAAGATTTATTCTACAATTTCCGCATCACTTTCCGGCTCGTATTCCTTCTTTCCTTCTTTCTGGATAGGTGCGGCCTTCCATTGGTCTATGAAATGTTCGATTACACGACGTCCATCAGTCACAACCTTTTCCAGTTTCTCGTCCGGTTCCAACAGTTCATCTGCCATTGCTGCGGCTATGTGCTTTGCCTTCATTACCTCTTCCACAAGGTTGCTTTCTATCAGTTCACCCAGGCTTTTCTTTGTAAGCAGGTTAAATGTCAGTCCTTCAATGATTTGTTTTCTCTTCGACATAGCCTGCAACATAGCATTCATACGGGGCGCGAATTGTTCGGGCTTCATGTTCTCGAAGCTTTTGTCGTCAAATCCCTCGAACTTTTCTGCCGCCATGAACGCTACTTCATATTCTTTGGGTGTCATTACCACGCCAGCCTGTAAGCATTCCGTGCAGAACAAGATGAACTTTACATTGTTTCTCAAATCTTTTTCCATAATCTTTTGTCTTTTAATATATTAGGGTTATTCCGTTGTCTTGTATATCTTTCCGGTCTCCGTATCTTTCCGGTCTCCGTATCTTTCCAGGTTATCATAATGTCCTTTCCTACACCGACACATACCAGTTCTACACGTACCATATTGCCGTTCTCGTCCTTTATATAGTGTTCCGGTTCATATTCCTTGTCATATTCCCGATATTTCTCTACAAATGTGTCATAGCCTATTATCTCAAAGTTATCTTCCCATGACGATATCTGGATAACCATAGATTCTATATTCCCGTCAACCACGTTTGATGATGCTTGGTACGACATTCTCAGTTCTTCCAGTGCATCCAATACTTCCGTTATTCTCAGATTGTAGTCCTCGTATGCCTCTATGCAAGGTGCAAAATCTATGAGCTTGTTCTTTAGGTATTCCTTGAATTCTTTTTCTCTTTTCATGATGTTGTCTTTTTATGATTGTTCCACATTGTACAATGATACAAGAACCGTGCCAGGACACGTCTTGCGTCCATATCGGCTTCCATATATCCTTCCCATTTCGCAAATTAACAATTATAGGTTGACGATTTATAATATTGTTTATATAGAGGTCGGATATAACAACCCTTTCTTTTCCTTTATGGTGCAGTCCGTGTTCCCTTTCCGGTTCTTCTTATCATTGCTTTTCCTCCTTGACACTCTTCATTACCATTGTAACAAATGTATAACGGGTTAATAATAAAATATGGTCTGTAGGGTATCGTGGAGGGTGTTTCTCTCTTTCTATTTCTCCTTATATATCCCGGTTACAATTCCTTCTTCATCCGTTATGAATAGGGTCTTGTGTTCCTTTGATTCATACACTCTTTCTGACAATCTGGTTACCGGGTATGTGTTGCCGTTGCTGTCCTTGATGGTGTACATTATTTTGTTTCCTTTGTTGAAAGTGGGTTCCTTTGACTGCTTCTTGTTGTCTTCCATTACCCATTCGTTGCATTTATGCAATATGTGGAATGCCTTTCTGAATACCTCCAGTTCGTCATCATCCAGTCTTACCCTCTCTACTTCCGGAAGAAGGCTTATAGTAAGGGTATCTTTGTCTCTACCCCAGTATATTTGCATTGCTGTTACGTTACTTACATAGAAGTATACTTCATTCAATATCTCGTGTTTCTGATATGTATTATCAGTCTCTATCATTATCTTCTTATTTATGAAGTCATTCAGTACGTCAATCATACCGGACATCAAGTCTGTAATAAGCTGTCTTGCTGAATGCCTTACACATGACATAACACCCCTTTCTCCTATTATGTATAAGGCATCATCTGCTTTTTCAAGGTTCACATTCATGCCGAGTTCTGTTATGCACTGTATTACCGTGTTCATATCGGTTCCCTTGGTTATATATGTGCTTTTGTACTTCTGATTTAGCTTGTATATGGCATTGTTCATCCTCTGTTCAAACATCTTTACCTCTTTCTTTTCTTCTTTCATCTCCTTATAAAAATCATTCAAGAATTGTTCCACGTGGAACAATGGGCTTTTTGCCGTCTGTTTTCCTATCAATATAGCGGTAGCTTGTTTTGAGTTAGAGGCTGTTAAGTCCATTAAATCGCAAATATTGAATACTTTTTTGATTTTGTCTTCTGTACAGCATACCAAAATACTGTTGTCGTACTTTTTCTGGAATTCTTCCTTATCCATAATCTTTTTATTTTTAAGTTTTGTAAAATATCTATATTGGAAATCAAAAAGATAGGGGTTACTTTGATTTCCACCCCTTCTTTCCGTACTCTTAATAATTCGCAACCTTTTGACGGGTATTGGCTACAAAAGTTTTGTTGTTCCCGGCAATCTTTATCGGGCCGAGGTTTTCCCAGTCACCGTTTGCCCA